GATTATCAAGGAAAAACAAAGGAACAATATCGCTTTTCAATGGGTTGTGCAGTATGGTCAGCCATACTATTAATCAGTTTCCTGTTTGGGTCTGTCATTGTATGGGCCATAGGAAAAGTAATATTTGGATGAAATGAATAAAGAAGAACAGTATCACCAGAAAGTAAGGCAATGGATGTATGCCAATGGCATGCCGCCGAATATGTCCTTAGAGGATGTATTTTATGAGAAGGAGCGTTTCATGACGCATCAGCAAATGCATGAGGCTAAAGAGTTGTTGGATGAAAAGGAAACATTGACAATGGGTGTTTTAAAAGATGAAAAAACATTTGTTTTAGATGAATTAAAAAAGATTGTTAAAATGCACTCGTATCTTTTGACTTCAACATCTGTAATGATTGTTGATTTGATTGCAAAATTGGAAGAACTTAAAAGGACTGACTTTTGAAATCTTGGGATGAACAGCTTGAGGATATGCGAGAGAAGTATCGACCAGGCAAATCATGGGGTCAGATCATGAATCCAGTAAAGCCTGATATTAAATATCCAGACGTTCCCTTTCTACTTGTGCTTTACAGGATAAAGATATCATACAGGAATCCGCAATATTTAGCGGTGCTTCCTGTGTGGGAGATTGATGGCTTACCGGGTAAGCTTCACAATTTAAAGCACAAAGGATGGGGTAAGATTGCAATTATGTTTACTGTACCGGATTGGATAAAACAGGATCCAACAGCTCCAAGATGGAATTGGTGGAAAGTCAAAGACTGGAACGGCATGAAACATTTTGTTTCAGAAGGAGAGGCTTACTTTCTTCCTGTATTGGAAAAGTATTATCCTACACCGATTGTAATTGCAAAAGATAAAAAAGGACAATTTAAATTGTTAATGTAATGACAATACACCTTATAAATCAAGAATTATTTAATCGGATTGAACAGATCCAAAAAGAATTTCCTTTGATTACCTACGAGGATTCAACATGGTCTTCCAGACCGAATAAAAGAGGGTGGTCTGATGAATACCATGAAGCTTTTAAAGAGGTTGAAGAGATATTAAGAGCGCACATTACAGGGTTTTCATCTTTTACAAACTTTCAGTTTTCAAAAGAAAAAGGTGTCCGATTGAGATTTCAATACAACTGGACAGCAGATGGTGGCGGCTTACCATTTACAGGCGTAGGGTATCTTTGGTTAACAGAATTATTAAACGGATTTAATAAATAAAATTATTGATATAATATGAATATTGACGGAAACAAATTAGCGAAACACATTGTACCAAGCGCGAAGCAATCTAAAGAAGTGCTTGAAGTAATTATTGAAAAACACATGGCAGGCTTGCCTGATATTGCAAAAATACAAGCCGGAGATGTAGCGGTTGAATTTGGAAAATGGTGTGCTATGTATGGTAATAACAAATGGATCGATGTAATCAATGATCCAAGAAAATTTGCTGAAGATGAATCTTGAAAAAGGAACAGTGCTTAAAGAGATCACCGCAGTTTACAAAGAGGGAAATGTAGTCCCTGCAATTAAAATAAAAGGATCACTGACGGCCTCTAAAGCTCTACGAAAAGTTTACCCGGTGCCTGTGGATATGCAAGAATCATTTCTTGCTCTTTATTTGAACAATTCAAACACCACCATAGGCTATTCAATCATTAGCATTGGAGGGATAACATCAACTGTTGTAGATCCTCGCATAGTCATGCGTAATGCGTTGTTGTGCGGAGCAACGAGTATGATCGTTGCACACAACCATCCTTCCGGCACTTTAAAACCGAGTAGAGAAGATAAAATTTTAACCAAAAAACTTAAAAAAGCAGGAAAAACGTTGGACATTAAGATTCTGGATCATATCATCTTGACCAATGAAAACCATTATTCTTTTTTTGACGAAAATCAAATGCCTTAATGAAAAACAATGAACTGATCACTTCGATGATCATTGACAAAATGAAAAATGGTATTATACCTTGGAATAATCCGTTCCGGAAACATAATGCCTTGAATCGAAATTTCAAGTCCGGGAATACTTACCAGGGAATCAATCAGCTTATGCTGATGGCATCCAATAGGCCCTCACCAAATTGGCTTACTTTTAAGCAAGCCCTTGATATGGGTGGCAATGTGAAAAAAGGATCCAAAGGTGTGCCTATATTGTTTGCCAAGCAAATCAAAGAAGAAGATGATAACGGAAATATTGAAAGGAAAAATATATTTAAGCGTAGCTATGTGTTTAACATGGCTGATATCGAAGGGATCGAATGTCCCTATCTCACAGGAGATAAAAAGATTCAACCGCTCGATTTTAGTAAACTAGAGAAAGCTGAAGAAGTATTTGAATTGGCAAAATCCAACACTTGCAAAGTAGTTTACGCTATGAATGGTGAGGCTTTTTATAATTCATATTCAGATATTATTGTCCTTGCCAATAGAGATCTGTATAAAAAAGAACACATGTTTTATAATGTTGCTTTTCATGAAATGATTCACAGCACAGGACACAATTCTCGTTTAAACCGTACCTTTGGCAAGAAGAAAGCTGATCCAGATTATGTTAAAGAAGAGCTTGTGGCAGAGATCGGCTCCGCTTTTATGTGTAATGAAGCGGAGATCTTACCAAAGACGATTGAAAACAGCGTTGCTTATTGCCAAAGTTGGATCGAGCATTTAAAGAAAGATGACAATTTAATTATAACCGCCAGTAGCAAAGCACAGAAAGCTGCTGATTACTTATTAAAAAATGAATAGAAAACAAGTTGAACGCATTGTCGTTTCTCATTTAAGCGATATGGCAACATCGGGAGTTTACCCGCTTGGAGTAATCTTTGATGTTACCGAGCCTCTTAATGACAATACAGCCATGGTTCCCTGCTTTCCGAATATTGCAGGAGATACTGAAGAACAGCTGACAAAGATCATAGATACTATTGCAAGCATTTTGCGTAGAGCTATGGAAGAAGATCCCACCTTGAGAGAAATTGTAGCCAAGGCGCTCTATAATTTATACATGAAAGATGAAACCAAAGATGAAATTGATCCAGATGCACTTCGGGATTTCATTAGAAAACACACCCAATGATAACCCTACGCCAATACATGAGCAATCTCAAACCTCGCAAGAAGAGAATATCTCATCTTGATAAAGCGAAGATTATTGCAGAAATTTTAAATGAACCTCAAAGAAATGATTCATGCACTTTACTCCGTTCCGAAAACACTCCTTTTCTTTAAGGGTTTTAGCCGGGAATCGTAATGTTAATTTAGATTACAAAAAAGCACTTCAAGAACTTTATGATCATTTAATAGAGAAAAATCGAATAGATCCTGATCAGATTTATTTCAATGCCAAAGACAGTTGTGAGACTGTCTTTTTTCATTTACTGCCTTATGCAGAAGAAGATTATTATGTTGATCAATCTGACACTCGATTGTATCGTCATGAGTTTTTGGATGGCTCTTTATTCAGGACAGATGAAGGATTCTCTATTGAAGAGTTTTTGTCTCCTAAGAATAAAAAGCACGAACAGATACTTCAAGAAATCTTTAAGTTAATCGCAACGACACTTCATACGCTTTATGATGGACCAATATCATCAATTGATGAGAATTCAGATTGGGCTATGGAATGGGCATATAATGAACAAGAAGAGCTTTCTCCAGGAGAAATACAAGATTATTATGAATTGGATAAAAAGTATGATAATACGCCTTTGGATGAAGCTATGAATATGGATATCAATTATATTGAAGAAGCTCGAAGAATAGCCTCTCAAAGCGTAGACAGAGCGTTTATTCATACATGGAGAGAAGACAATCCAAAATGGAGAAAATGGCTTGATCAGCTTGAAAAAACTCTGAGTCATGATATGACCATTATGGATATTACATTCTCAGATTATGATGATGAGAATTATCCCCCTGTTACTTTTGAGGATATGTGTCGATTCAGCTTAAGCGATGAATATGTATCTCTTTATGATCATTGGCTTAATAGTCATTTTCAAGCATATGAGCAAGAAGGTGGTATCCTTTGGGCATCCGGATTGGTAACTTCAGAAGGAACTAAATTAAAGAAATTTCAGGCATTTTATAATGACCTGGTAAAATTAATACACATGAATAGACCATGGAAAAATTAGATGGAAAAAAAGAAGTGTATCGCCCGATTGGTCATATTGTTTATTATCAACGTAATTATGGCGAATATTACTTTGAACATGCAAGCATTGAAAACGGTAAATCAAAAGCATATATGCCATTAAGCACAAGAAAGCTTAATCAGATCGCTATGCTTACAGCAGAAGAAAAAAGATTTGAAGGATTGGGCTTTCATTCACGCATACCAGGTAATGTCTTGCATTTTACCACTGATCCTCGTATAATCAGTTTAACCTGGCATGTGCCTATCAAGAAAAGAAAAATGATTTACCACAATAAAGAAGTGGAATTTACATTTCCTCATTTGGTATTCCATTGGGTAGGTACAGAAACGCTGATGCTTTTTGCCACCAAAAATCTCAAAGACAGTACCCTTTATTATGCTCCCTTGCCGAACGTATATGGAACGAACAAAATGTGTTGGGGCAACATGAAACCAAGTGATTATTTCAATGCCGATTATCAAAAACTTATGGTTAATGCGGAAAAAGCTGTTTTCAATTCTGATTGGAATGCTTTTATGAATACGGAATGCTTGAATGGTAAAAAAAGCCCTGAATTTATTTTACAAGAAAGCATTAAGAAAGGTCTTTCCATTCCCAAAAAATTATATAAAAGTTCAACCTCATTAAATTCTTTGATAAATGATATACCTGAATCAGCGATTAATTGATAACCGTCACCGCGTTAAGTTTATAGTCATTGGAGCCGGAGCTACCGGATCAATAGTTTTACGAGATCTGGTACAGCTTGAGCAATCATGGATTCAGCTTGACAATAAAGGATTCAACATATCTGTTTACGACAACGATACGATTATGCCTCATAATGTCGGCAAGCAAGAAGGTTATGTGGAAAGCGATATTGGTCGTTATAAAGTTGATGTGCTTGCAGAACGTATTGGATACGCTTTTGGTACGCAGATTGAAGCCAATGCAGAAATGTATGTGGACCAAAGACCGGCCTCAGACTTTTTAATCTCATGTGTTGATAATGTTGATACCAGAAAAGTCTTAAACAATGATTTTCGGAAAGGTATTTTCAATCATTGGATTGATACAGGGAATGGAGAAGATTATGGTCAAGTATGTATGGCTTTAAAAGGGCAAGAAGAACTGACGATAATAGAGAAATTCCCTACCCTTGTCGATAATCAGAAAGTCTCTTGCTCGGCTTATGAGAGCCTGCAAGAGCAATCTTTTAGTGTAAACCGCATTGTGGCATCACTTGTTATTCATATGATCTCACAACTCATGATCAAGGGTCAAACACCTCACAAGGAAATATGGTTTGACTTAAAAACAATGAATTTTAAAACCCGATAAAATGCAAATAGAAGTAATTGAAGCCTATAAGGCATCAGATGGAGAAGTATTCCAAGATCGCATAGCCTGTATCCGACATGAAATGGCTATCAGGATGTTCAATATGTGTAAAGAAGTATTTGACGATGCTGATAACCAGTACACATACTTGCTTGCTGAAAAATTAGCAACGCATTCGTACAAAATGCAAGATTTTCTGAAAATATATAATGATCAGAAAAACGAACTTATCAGTCATGACATTGTAGATGACCAAGAATAATTGTAAATTTAATCCCATTTTTTAAAAACCAGATTTATGTTAAAATCCATTGAAAATTATTTATCCATTGCCGTTGTTTCTTTAAGGATCAAAAAGGAAAATGAGAAGTTTCGTATTGATGTGATCATGAAGTCCATCAATCCGGATGACGATAAGGCAGGGAGCCTGATTCCTTTTTCGGTAATTAACACTTCCTTGCAGGCTTGCTCTCAAGACCTCGAACAGATTCTTGATTCTACATACAAAAGTCAAAAGAATCGAATCAATCAAATTGAATTCATCAACAAACAACTCGAGAAAATTGAGCAAGAGAAAAAAGAGAAAGGCAATGAGAAAGGTAAACAGGCCAAGAAAAAACCTGTAAAGAAAAAAGAAGCTCCAAAGAACGATCTCTTCGCCCAAGGTAGTAATACTCCAAAAAAGGAAGAAAAGAAGCCTGAGCCTGTAAAAGAGGCTCCAGAGGCTCCTAAGAGTTCTACGGAGAAGCTCAAAGAAAGCATCATTGGAAAATCAGGGATTCCTAAAGAGAATTTGATTGTAGGAACACCGGGGCCAATAAGTCCTGAACAGCAAGAGCAGATAAAAGATTCTTTCCAAGAGCATCATGCAACAGATAAAACCATACAAATGGCATCCGTTGAGCAACCGCATAGTGGGTCACCAGCTGACAAGATCAAAAAGTCATTGGAGAACAATGATGAGATTGTCAAGGAAATGGAATCTGTCACAAATATTGACGATAATTGTGACAAGTCACCAGTCTCTGAAGTAACTGATATAAAGGTTACAGACATTACTGACCCGGAAAAACCAAAAGCTGTAGATTTGCCTGAATCAGAAAATCGCTGTAAAATGTGTGACAAAGATTTGAAGTGGCACAATGCTGATTTCTGTCAACTCCCGGGATGCCCAAGCAAGAAAGAACCTGAAAAACCAGAAGAAGATGCTTTTCCTTATAATTTACCTACAAGTCCAGAAGTGGAAACAGAGAAGAAAGAAAACCCGTTAGAGGGTATTCCCGCTCCGGATCCTCAAGACTGGGCAAGCGCAGCTAAAAACGCTTTCAGCGATCCTGACGAGGATCAAATCGACATGTTTAACTCTTAAAAACTAATTTATGTCAAACGTAATTATGCATACCCGAGTATTCAAATTCCGAAACAAAGAATTGACGGATCCGAATACTGAGTTATCACCCAAGCAAGTAGCTGACTTTTATTCAGAGGAATATCCTGAATTGGTCAACGCGACAATCACAGGCCCAGAGATTGCAGACGATAAAGCTATTTATTCTTTTAATAGTAAAGTGGGCACAAAAGGATAATTTTTAAATTACTTCCATGAATTATATCGCAGATTATGATCATGAGTTTATGCATAATCTGGAGAAGTCAATCATTGGATCACTTCTTGTTGATGACAGGGACGAGGTTAAAGCTCTCGTCCTTCGTCACAACATAGAAGCCAAAGACTTTTCCGATATGTTTCACCGTTTTGTATTTACCAGTATTCTCAAATGCTATGAAGCAGGAGTCAAGGTTGATATTGTTTCGGTGAATGAATTTAAACCCCAGGCATTGCCTGATTGGCTGGCAGGCCAATGGCAATTTAAGCTTGTAGATCTGACTCAATTTGTTGCTACAACAGCACATTTGGAGCATCATATCTTGAAGTTTAAAGAGTTTGTTATTATCAGACATTGGGTAGATGTAAGTTCCAAAATCCAAGCTATTGATTGGAAAGGAATGGATGTTTTTACCGTGTCAGATAATATTCTGAGGGGGTATAAAAAACTCATTGATCGATTTACAAAAGACATTCAAAACAATTCTGAAAAAGACTATGTTGCTCAAATTACGGATCGTTATAAAAAGCATCTGTCCGGAGAACATACTGCATTGCCAACAGGATCTCTCGAATTTGATCAACTTCTACAAGGAGGTATGCAATTCGGTGAGCTTATTATTGTTGCAGGCCGACCAGGTATGCTTAAAACAACGGTGGCTTTAATTACGGCATGGGAATGCCACAAGCGAGGTCATGCCGTTGTCTTTTTCTCTTTAGAGATGCCCGTCTTTCAATTACGCAGTAAAATCATAGCCAAGGAAACTGGAGTTAATTACAACAAAATTAAATCCGGTAAGTTAACGGCAGAAGAATTGGCTAAGGTTACAAAGTTTTCTGAACAAATGGACCAAAGCTCATTCACGATTATTGGTGATTTGAAACATATTGATGACATTTCTCTCAAAACGAAAGAGCTGAGGAAGGAAGGGCTTTGTGATTTAATCGTCGTAGATTATATCCAGAGGTGTAGTTATCCTGGACACGATTTAAGGCAGGGGATCACATATATTACCCGTGAGTTGAAAAGCATTGCCAAGGACAACAATATACCTGTTATGGCATTGTCGCAATTGAGTCGTAAAGTTGAAGAGCGTGACAATAAAAGACCTCGATTATCGGATCTCAAAGAAAGTAGTTCCATCGAAGAAGATGCAGACATTGTACTCTTCCCATACAGAGAAGCGTATTATACGCTCAAGAGCGCGAACGCAAGCGTACCGCCTAATGATATGTGGAAAGTCGAGTTCAATTTGGGCAAAGGTCGTGACATTGGCGTTGGTGGAACGACACTTAAAGTAAATCCTATTTCACTTTCGATCGATCCTTACTCTTATGTAATTTAGCATTTTCTTCGCTGTGAACGGATTATTTGATTATATTTGTTTAAAAAATAACCAGTATGAATTTTAAAGATTTAGATAAAGACATATCCAGTAAGACAGGCATAGCAAAATCAAATGTCCGAAAAGTTCTCATGCACGTAGAGCAAACCATGCGTGACAAGATTCTTTTCGGGCAGGAGATTGCTATAAACAATGTGGGGAAGTTTGAATTGCGTATCAGCAAAAAACAAGAAAGGTTTAACATCGCGACAAGACAAAAAGAAGTGCAAGAGGCATCTTACCGCCTTTACTTTAAGCCGAGCCAGAATCTCGCCAGTAAGCTTCGAGAAAAAACTGTTTATGATGGATCAAGTCAAAAAGAATAAATACGAAAAAGAATTTAATCCCTTTTTCGATCATTTAAAGCTCTCACCCTATGAGAGTATTGTACGAGACAACTCAAAATTAGATTTTTGTTCCCCTTCCGAGGCTAGAGATTTTCTGAATGAAAATGTATTTAATCATCCACGATTTAAAATACACATTCAGGAAGTCTCTGAATCGGTTGGCTTTAGCGAAGAAGTAGTTACCGATATATTAACCGATTATTTTACACATGTAGCCTATGAGATAAACAAGCAGAATTCATTAATACCCAAACAAAAAGTAAAACGCGTTAAGATTTACAACATGTTCGATATAGACATTCGTTTTGGACAGAACTATCACAGTAAATCAAAAAAGTATTTTCACAAGTTTTTTAAATTATTCACAAATTAAACACAAACATTATGTCACAATCATTTAGTATGAAAGCCAGAGGAGGAACCTCAGTAAGTCGACCCGTAATTTCAGCAGGGCCTCATGTAGCCATCCTCGTCCGTATCATTGATATGGGAAGCCAATATGTCAAAAACGCTTATGGAGAAGGTTGGAAACCTCAACTCAAATTTGTTTTTGAATTGCCATTTGAATTGCACCAGTATAACGACGGTGAAGAAGAAAAGCCAGCATGGTTATGGGCTAAGTACAACAACATTATCAGCGATAACAGTTTGTTGCACAAATTCATCACCGGAGCTATTGGAAGGAAACTCAACAAAAGTGAGTATTCAACTTTTGACATTGGACAATTCCTAGGCAAGAAGTTTATTGTTCAGGTAGGCCATACTCAGAAATCTGATGGTAACGGAGTTTGGGAAAATGTCAACAGTGCAATCATGGTTACTCCCGAACTTCAAAACAATGCCATGTACAAAGGTGTTCCATGGGATCAGGCAGTTCCAAAGAACGACGTGTACGGTTTTGCTATTGACGATGCAGGAGAGTGCTTTAAAAGCCCTTTATTCGGTGAATTTAAACCATCACCGAATCCTGATCGAAAAGGACTTAGAGAGCAAATTCTCGATTCCAAAGAGGGTAGAGCGTTTCTTGAAGCTGGAGGAAAACCTTACTTGAAGCCAGAGGAAACTGAAGAGGCTCCGCAGGCACCCAAAGAGGAAGCGCCTACGAATCCATTGGGAGGAGGCAATGACCTGACAGAGGGGGCAGGCAATATTCCAAGCCCCGGATCATTCATGTAGAATTTAATTCAAGGGGTCTTTAACGAGGCCCCTTTTTTTATATGTTATTTGAAGGTAAATTCATTGCAGGGGAGTTCGTTCCCTCATCAGCCTATAAAGATAGTTATAGGATGTTCGTGCAGAAGTGCGAAAATACTCATAAGCGATTTCAGATAGAGATCAAACAAGCCACCAGGGACGCTTCTGAAGGTCAAGTCAAGCTTTTCTACATGATATTGGAGAAAGTGGCTGACACGACAGGAAGCAGCGTCAGAGAGGTGCTTAGTCATCTGACCGATATTCGCTTACTCAAAGTAACAGATCAAGGTTATGTGTTCAAGGATTTTGCTGAATATTCCACCAAGGAATTCAGCGACTTCATTGATCAGTCAATCATGCGTTTTAATGATGACTTTGATTTGCAACTTAATCTTACAAAGAATGAACAAGGCAAAACAATATTAAATGTTGCTTAGAAATGTCAAAGTAGTGATTGCGCTCTCCCAGATAGCAAGGATCTGGAGTCGTAATAGAATTGAAATAAAGACCTTGCAAACGATCACAGCATTAGCCTTTTTGGCTTTGTTTTTTGCAACCGAAGAAAAGGACAAAGAGGACAGTAATGAGATCAAAACTTTTAATAACGATATATGATATACTTCATCTTATGGATCGCTTGTGGAATAGCGGTTCACCTTTACCACAAATATGCAACGCAAATCTATGGAGTTAAAGAAACAGTAAAAACTCCAGAAATGCCCTGGTGGGTATTAGCCGTCGATATGGCATTGGGTCCTATCGGCATAATATTAACGATCAAAATGATGATCACAGCATGGAAACAAAATGAGTAACGATTTCAGATTTCAACCAAAACAACAGGGCGTGCAGAGCACAAATAAAATCGCCCTTATTGACGCAGACTTCATTAAAAACGTTGTTGTTTATCGCATACATCAAAATTATGCACGACCGACTTATGCTTCCCCAACACCTATTGAAGCTATACAGACTGAAACACAAGCTATGTTGGACGAAATACTTGTCGGCGTAGATTGTAAAGCAAAAATCTTTTGCTGGTCAGGAGGCCGTCATAAGACATTCAGAAATTATATCTGTCAAGAGAAAGGTTACAAGTTCAAACGAAAGTATAAAGAACCTGAATACGCAGATATGTTCAAGGATATGATAAGTGTTGTGGAATACATCTTTGCTCAAGAAGGTATAGGCCTGCATAATCTTCTGTTTCCGGAATTGGAAGCAGATGATATATGCGCCATGTTGCAAGATGAATCAACATTCATTTATTCTAAGGATAAAGACTTAAAGCAGATACCAGGTACGCATTGGGATTTTCCAAGTGAGTCTTTTTCCTTAATTACGCAAGAGCAAGGTATGAGGAATCTCATCAAGCAAGTCATGATTGGAGATCCTACAGACGGAATACCTGGACTTTTTCGTTATGGAATCAAAGCTTATGAAAAAGATTTTGATACTTTGCCTGTACATCTTCATCTTGAAAAAGCTCTCGAGATTTACATTGACAAGCTTGGTCCTCGTGTAGGACTGGATACATTCAATGAAATGTATTCGTTAGTTCGATTGCTTATTCCTCGCGGAGATTGGTTCAAAGAAAAATACGCAGAAGCATTCACTTTAATAAACACCCTTAAAAACATTTGATAATGAAAACAGAAGCATTAATCGTCCCTATCAAAGATTACGCAGTAACAGAAGAATTTGCTCATGAAATTCAATCTGAGTTTGGAGAATCTGTAAAATTGATGAAAGAACTCAAGCCAAAATTTGAGCAAGTATTAACCCTTGACCCTGAAAATCCTGAAGCCAGCAAGGAAGCAAAAGCTTTACGATTGAAGTTTGTGGAGATCCGTACAGCAACGGATAAGTTGCATAAAAAATTGGCAGCTCCATACTTTGAGAAGAAAAAGTACATTGACGCTTTCCGTAAGGCTCAACGTGACGTAAGCCAGGAAGTTGAAGGAAAGCTGAAAAAGATTGAAGATCATGCTAAAAAGATTGAAGAGGAGCGTCTTGCAAAACTTCAATCTTTTAGAGAGTCTGAGATCAATCCTTATCTCCGTCCAGGGTCAACACATTCCGATTACACAAAATACTCTCCAGTGGACTGGAAAGGCTTTTTGGAGGATATGCAGTTGGCAGCTGAGGCAAGAGCTAACAAAGAAAAAGAAGCTGAAAGGCTTCGCAAGCGCGCTGATGTTCGCGATCTCACATTGTCGGCATACGAGAAAGAGATCAAAGAACTGGGGTATGATCGTGAAAGTATGATACATGAGCTTAGCGATGACTTGTTTGCTCAAAGGCTCGAGAAGCTGACAGAATTGGCAAAAGCCAACAGAGCCACTGAAAGAGCCTTAGAAGAAGAAAAACAGAAGAAACTCGAAGAGCGCATTGCTCAAAATCAAAAAGAGATTGAAGAGAAAGAGTTGACGTTTCAAGAGCGTATTCAAAAGAATCGCGAGGAAATAGTCAAAAACACTCCCGAGCTTCAACAAAAGCCTGATGTGATGAGTACCATTCTGGAAAAGCGTAAACAAGCAAAGCCAGACAACGATCAGGTACAGCTTGAAGGTCTGATTCAAGGGCTTATTGAAATCACCGAGAAGTACACTTTTAATGATCCTAAACTTGTGGCCGCATATGCCGGTCTTGGCAAGTGGATGAATCAAGTAGTAACAAACCTTTCAAAACATATTGTAGTAAAATGATTATCGAAGACAAATTATTAGAACCGTACCGTATCTATATTGACGAACGCAATTTTACGGTACAACGCAGAGGCAAGAGTAAAAAAGGAGAAGAAACTTTCACCAATGAAGGGTACTTCTCAAAAGTTGAAAATGCCCTTTGGAGGATCTCTACCTTAAAACGTAGTAGCAATAAAACAGTCGATCTTAATGGGTACGCCAAAGAATTTGCCCGTTGGGAAGACTTCTTGCGAGAAATTGTTCAATCTTTAAATCTTAAAAAATGAGTGTAATTAAATTCCCGAATATGCAGAAAGGCACAACCAAGCTGGGTGTCGACACCATATTCTTTAGCGACTACATTTATGTCAGCAATTATCATGCTTTCGTAACCGATCTTCAAAGTATTGTCGGAGTCAATTTGAAAATGTTGTTTGAAATACAACGCAACAATGATGAAGAGGAAGAAATGGATTATTATCTTCATAAGCGTTTGGATGTTCTTGAATATTTGGATGGGCGCTTTGTCACTCCTAAATTTTGGGAGGAGCTTGTCAAGGCAACCGATATGGAAGTCATCGATCATGTTCAAGGTAAATCCTACATTGAGATTAATTCTCGAGGCATCAAAAAGGATCTGTTTTACGTGGCCCCTTTCTGGAACCATGATAACCAGGAAAGGGATGCTATGGAGCATTACGAAAATTACCTGAAAGAGTATGTTGCCAAAGAAGAGCTTGCTGTAAAAACGTCAACTTTGCCATGGAATATGATTAAAATCATTCAGGCAATTTTCGGAACAACGGTCAAAAACGATGTTTTGCTTGTTGAACATTTTGGAAATGATAAAATGCAACGATTCACTTTCGGTAAAAACAAAATGATCTTTGGCCTGTTGGCAAGTGATTATGATGCCAGCCAGGAATTGTTCAAGTCATTACAGATGGAGGCTTATGTCAAAGGGGATATTTCCCGTACTCGACCGAGTTATACGGTAGAGGCTATTGACGAGGTTTCCGATGTTGAAGGTGATCCAAACCTGTTCAAGCCCTCATCAGATTTAAAATACAAATAGTTTAATCAGCCCCGCGTTCATGGTAATTATTATTAACATGATTTGTTTGGCAACAAAGCGGGGCATATTTTTTTAAATATGGCAAAAAGCACCACAGAGAATACATTTGAAATGTACACGCGATGGTATTGGACGGAGCTTCAAAACAAAGGGTGGATCAGAAGTTTTATACGAGAACCTGAAACACTCGTTGTCGCAGACGCAATTCCTTATGAACGTATGAAACATTACAAACGTTTGGATAATGTGCCAGAGGACTTCAATTTGTTTCCTGAGCTAAATTATACCTATGATTTTATTATCTATTGGGAAGAGAAAGCCAGACACATATTTTTTGACGAAATCTCTGCTCATGATCCAAAGCCTTTGCCTTATGGCGTTCCTCATTTCTATGCACAAAGGAATGATCAAGGAGAGATCATTACCCGGATGGATACAAAGCCAGGATCAAATGTAAGGCAACGTGGGGGCAAAGTATCGTCAGCTTACACCTTTGTTTACAAGCAAAGATTGTTGTGGCAGAATCAAGGGATTTACATTGAAAAGTTTATTCCTGTGCCGGCGGCCGGCGGCGGTGCAAAGAGTTCAAAGTTCATTACCACTTTTGTTCCTCAGAGATATTACTTTACCGATGGAGGCCGACAGTTAAGGAAAATCAATTTTGAAACAAGATCGTTGGACCAGTTTGTGCAACAGCAAAAAGAGAAAATCAATCACTTAAAACAAACAGAATGATAATTACAAATATTGACTTATCGGATAAAACAGAAAAAGAGCATCTTTTATTTCTTGAAGTTAAAATCAACAAAGAAGAGTATATGCTCTGGAAAAAACAACGAAAGATGATCAAGGATTTGCGTCGGCTTACCCGCGCTGAGTTAAAGCTTGACAATATTCATTACGCTATGGAGAAAGTAACCAATTTGGATCGGGATACTTTGTCTATGAAAAGCAGAGTAAGAGAGCATGTATGGGCCAGAGCCTTATTTTATTTCTATGCAAAGAAATATACATCAGGTATGAGCCTGGAAACCATTGGCTGTTACTATAATTATGACCATGCAGCTGTTATTCATAATTGTAAAACGGTTGAGAATTTATGTGAAACAGATCTTGTTTTCCGGAAATTTAAACTGGAAACAGATAGATCAATCAACAATATGCTTTTTGCACTTGATGAGCCAACTAAAGTTTAATTATAAGTTTTCAAAAAAAGATCTTGCCTTATTCAGCTATTGCCTGAATGAATTGCAATTGGTTGTCCAGGCTGAGCTGGATAAGGACAAGGGCTTAAGATTGTTTGGAACTTATAAAGGAGAAAAAGAGTATGTCAATTTTGGAGAAGAAATCACCAAAAACCAATTGGGTCATGCGCACCTTATAGCGTACAGGTTATTTTACAAAAGAATCTATGAAACGGGACTCATTAAGCGACCTGAAAAAAAGAAGGTTTTGGTAGAAAAAACAAAGGAGGATGTTAAAAAAAATCCGCTTGAAGGATTAAGCGGTCCAATGTTTTGATTATATTTGAGTTCTCATAAGAGTAATTTTGTTATCATAAATTAGTTTTTAAGCGATGAAAGCTCCCTGCCCACACAGGGGGCTTTTTTTATAGCAACAGTAGAATAAGTACAATGACTGCTGTTCCACCGGATCCAATTCCTAGGCCTTTAAGAAATCCTTTCTTCCCTGCTTCTTCTGCTCTTCGCTCAGCACTTCTGACAAGCGCAGCGTTCATTTCAGCTGAACTGATATGCTTAACGTTTTGAGAGTTTATAATCTCTGTACAGGCTTTTATCTGGACTCTGGTAACGGATTGCGATTCCTTGCATTTTGCATAAGCACTTGCAATCTGGTTGCGTTCCAGCTTGACAAGTTTTAATTCATGTTCGCAAGGGGTATTGGCCGGCAAGGATCGGATAACAGCAAGTAGGCTATCACTTTTTTTCTCATGCGTCTCCTGCATTTCAATGATTATCTGCTTGTCATCTTCCAGTTGGTCAAACTCTACCTGCTTGAGCTTAATAACCCGATTGAGAGAGTCGATCTCTTTTTCCCAATGGGTTGTGTCCACTTTGACGATTTCAGGCCCCTGAGCGATGAAAAAGATAAGGATCGCGGTAACAATGATGCCGTAGAGAACTAGGGCAATGGTTTGTTTTTTCTTTGTTTTGAGTTTAGTTTCCATCATTTGCGGATTGATTATACTTTCTCCACCATACCATGACGGAGTCCTGGTTTTTAATAAGCTTCTCAATTTGGATAGCATTGCGGAGGCTTACATCCGCTTGTGCCTTGAGTAATGAATCTCTCATTCTACGAGATTCCATTGCGTGCATTTCATTCTTTGACTTTGCCTCTATGGCTTTATCGACATGATTTAAAATTGTGTCCGCAACAATGACGTGCTTGGTCACTTCATACTTTTGCTCATAATTGTCAAAGAGAAGTTGTTTTACTCCACCCCATTCATAGGCAAAGCCAGCCAAGCCGGCAATCAATAAAATCGTGTTAACCCAACTTGCAAATCCTTCTGGTAGTTTCATGGTTTTATAATTAAAGGACGTAGATCGGTATTCATGTTGGCAACATGGGTCCATGATTTGGTATATGCCCGATCTTCCATCGTGTTAAAATGTTCAAGCTTGCCTGTAAGGATAAGGTAATAAACCGTATCCCATAGTTTTTGATGCTCTCCGTTTTTGGCTTTGAGATCGTAAGCGTCTGCCAGCTTATGTACGGACCATTTAGCACCATCAGGATCGTCGGGGTGTCTCCATCCGGAAGAATTAAAAATCTTTCCCCAGTAATTTCCGTTGATGTATATCTCGCTTCCAAAGTGTTCTCTTATAGTATCGAGATCCATAAGCGCCCCTCTTTTAAGCCTTCGCCAAGCATTGACTTCGCCTATGTCGGCTATGATTTTTGGTGCGGCAAGTTCGTAGATATCAAAGTATTTACATTCGTAATGCATATCACAAAATTATTTGTTTTGTTGTATTGACCAGGCTCGGTACAATTTTCCATTGCATCTTGTCTGGATTCATTAGGTAGTTTGAATCACCTACAAGCTCCGTGGCTATCTCTGAATTAGCAAGTACCCCTAAGAAAGCGGCTGCCGTGGTAAGGCCCATTCCTCGGAGTCCTTGGTCAAGAGCTTTACGTTCGTGGGCGGGCAAGGACTTCCTGTAAGCGGCGAATTCTTTAACGCTCATGTTTCCGCTCATGGCTTCATGGATTACCTGCCAGGTCTTGCGTAATGAGCCGACATGCTTTTGTCCATAGATATTGACATCTTCAGGAGCAAAGCGGTCATATACCATCGTTGGAATAAATCGAGCGAACTGCATGATTGCACGACCCCAACTGTACGTTTGTATCATGCGCTGATCTATCACCTGGTAGCCTTTACCATGTGCCGTTTTAACTTCTTCTTCGATTTCAAGAAGTCGTTGGTTTGAAATTTTCTCTACGCCCGGAAGGTAGTCTCCGTCACGGTCAAACTTTTTCCATTCTTCATCTGTCAATAGGCCCAAGTAATGTACTTTTTGAGTCCAGTTTTCAGACGCTGTCATAGGCATCAAAGCAATGTCTGAAAATATATCGTCCAATCCATGTTTGTTTTCCAAAGGAACTTCGTCATAGACGTTGAAAGTCATGTAATTCAAATTCTTGAGGATCCCATTTGCTTTACGATGACCGAAACCGGAGTCAGCACTTACCCCCCAATAACGCTTCTCTCCGGTTATCCAAGCTCGGCCACCTTCATTTTTTATATTGTGGTATTTACCCACAACAAGGTTGTTGATAGCATATGCTCCATGCTGTAGTATCAAAGCCTTGTACCCCAATATGTACAAGAGGTTGGCCCTGATCAATCCATTTAAGGTCTTATCAGCCATGGATTCATTCTTGCGTATATTGCCCGTCAGAAATCCATCTTTCATTACGCGCTGAACAAATTTATTTTGATTCTCAAATCCTTTTTTTCGGTTATGGATAAGTAAGCCGTCAATGACCGACTGAAGCCCTACAAAGCCTTTAAAGTCTCCATAGCCATGAGAAAACATAGAGGCGTGAACAAAGTCATGTAGAGCCTTATTCAAGTCCATGCTTACAAGCTCATTCTCATTGATAAACTTTCCTTCCTTGAATCGCTCCATGACACCATCGCCCATCAATGTTTTGGTAGATACAGCGGTTGTGACCAGCATGCTTCCATCTTCATTTTTGCCTTGGTTCACCAGCTTGATCGCCTTGGCTTTGAGTGTGACGTATTCTTTAATGTTTTTGTAATTGTTCTTTGCCGTACTCCGGAAGTAATCTTCAATCTCTTTAAAGCTAACTGTGTTTCCCCGGAAATTCATCTTAACATTCATCATGGCTTCATCCTGTGTTCTGGATGAGCTGAACAGTCCAAGAAGTCCACGAGTGGCAAATTTCTCCATCCGGTTCATGGCAACGGCAGGAACAAATCCACCTGTCTCAAAATCCTTTTTGTCGGTAAATGAAAGCTTGCTTATGGTGTCTTGAAACACCTGGGCAAATTCGTATTCCGATTTAGAGATCTGCTTCTTGAGGTACTTGGCCTTAAGCACTTCGGGAGAATGCATTTTATAGGCCCTGAATATTGTGCCGTCAGATCGCTCTCTTTTGTCAATCTTTACCAGGTTACCATACAATTTCTCATACATGGTATTTCTTGGAGTGAAAGCGACAATAGCGGCTCGGGTCAGCCTATTAAAGAAAGGAATTGAGGACCGCTGATCGTTGAACTTCTCATTGTAGAGATTGTTTGTGGCCTCATTGATCCTTTTGGTGAATTGCTTCTTCTCATTGATAAAAGACTTGTACTGTCCTTCCAGCATTCTTTGAGCGTATTGAGTGCCGGGATGAGAGGAGTCTATATTGTTGGTCTGCAAGTAAGCTTTAAGCACACTGATGTCTTTCATACCTTCTTGAACACCTGTAAGCTCCTGTTGTTCATTAATCGCGAAGTGAGTAATCCTTTCCAGGACAGGAACGATAATATTGCTGTAGGCGTAGATGTCTTTTTTAGCAAACTCCTTGTAGACTTCTAAAAGCTGATCAGGCTTCATTTTGAGGATCTTCTCTTTGCGGTACTCTCCCTGAGCCAATGCATTAGCGTTATCCTTGTCTTTAAGATAACGCTGATACATCATGTTTCGTTTAACGGAATCGACACCATAGCGGAACTGCTGTGCGTCCATGTATTCCTCTGGAGTAAGCTTGCGATCTGAGGTGAAACTCTCCAGGTCTGCTCTGGCAGCTCGACCTAACTTCTGATTAAACTTTTTTTTTTGAGTCCATTCAGGGGTAGGCATTTTGGTGCCTTCATCCGGAATTACAAGCAGGTCAATATTTTTAGGGCTTGTTGGTTCTGGAGAGATTACTTCAATTCTTCCCTCTTCAACAAGTTTCGCCAAAGTGATCTGTCTTTTCTTGTATTTAGAAACTCCTAACTGGCCCTGTGTGCGACCCTTGTTTATATCATACTTCTGTACGACTTTATCAGTAACTGGATCAATACCGGTTACTTTGATAAATAGTTGGCCTGCATCAACTTTTTGACCATCATTGCCTCTGCGATTTAGTTTATAATAAAGGACAGGCACTGCCTTGTCATCTTTCTTTTTTGCAATATTTTCAAAGAAAGACGGATCCCGGCCAAGCTCATTTGCAATTTCATTGGCTACCATTTTGCTTGTTGGCGGTGGAGCGTCTTTTAAGACAGGAACATTAATGTTGACATTTTTAAAGGCTCCTGCATTCCGGGACATCATCAAATTAATGATTGTGTTTCGGACTTGTTCAATCTTCTCTCTGCTTGGAGTGGACTGATCGCGTGCAATGCGCCCTGCATTCTCATTGATTGATTCAATCACATAGTCAGGCAAAAACGGGAATATAGAATTGTTCCCTTTCCACCCATTGAGTACCAGGTCAGCGACAAGAATCTTTTCTTTGAAGTCTGCCGGCAATTCATCAAAGGATTTGGCAACGTCCTGAATCTCTTCTTGACTTAATGAGTTCGAGCGAGCATAAGGAGTTGTTTTGATCTCAAAGCCTAAGCTTTCATTGAACATGTCATTCTCAACACCAAATGCCTGTACCAGGTTCAAAAATTTATTCTTGTGGAATGCCGTGTTTTCAAGCTCTGCATTTTCGGTGCTTGGACTTGTTTGCTCAAGCATTTCATTGACCAGATCCTCAAATGATTTTATAGCTGATCCGGGAACGGCTTCATTATTGAAATCTTTTGGAGCAATCAATCGGGTTAATTCAGAACGGGTGTACTTGTTATTGATGTTCCAATATTTTGCTTCGTTGTAGATTTTAAGATAGTCACCAACAAGCTTGGAATTGTAGTCCTTACCAAATCCTTGGAATACACTTCTTGCCACCTCATTGTAGATCTCTCTGTTGGCAGGAGAGTATTCAATACTCATCTTACCAACAATGTCTTGGGTGTGTTTCATGCTGGACAGGTACCCTTCGGCTTCCGGGTTGACAGAAAACTCATCTGAAAACAGCAAGGTTGTCGCTCCTTTGTTTGATACCAGGTCCCGATATTCTTGCATTTGCTTTTCAACAACGAAAGGATCCGGAGAGATCTCTTTGTGTCCTTTCATCACTTTGTTGACTTTCTCAATGTCTGCATGAATTTTATTCATGTAGTCCAAAAGACCAAGTATCTTGATCTTGGTTTCTTTGGAGTCATTATTCAAGTCAATATTGCCCCCTGTATAGAGATCGCTCATAGCTTGGTTACGATCGACTTTCTTGACCATTTGCTTCAATACCCCATACTCATGCTCATAAGGAGCGTAGAGGTTGTCTTTTGAGGCGATACGAGCAACATACTCTTTGGTTGTTGGGTGGTTTAAAAATTCTCCTACTGTTCCCAGGTCAAACCCGAGGTTGGTGAGAATCATCGCGTATCCGATAGAGTTCTTGCTGAACCCTAACGCTTCTGTGTGGCCATTTTTAGAGCTGTCCAATACAATTTGTGTAATTGTGTTGGATTTATGGATACGCGATTTTACACCTTGTTCGTTATCATTGAATTGATTTTCTACCTGACCATTGATGCCGATGCTCATGTCGTAAGAGCTTCCTTGTCGGTCAACTCTCCTAAGTGGAGTTTTATAGGCGGCAACGCTATTGAATATCCTGTGCAGATTAAAAGCAATACCTACCGTCTGGCTGGCACCGAGAGCGTCATTATGATTCTTTTTAGCCCAGGCAGGAGAGAAAGGCATTGGATTTTCACGCTTGCCTTTTATCGTCATGCCCTCTATGATCCTGTTGACTTCTCTGGAATCATCGAGTTTGGTTGTCAGGGTGGTTTGCATCTCCCGAGTAAGCCATTTCTTAACAGCTGAGTCAAAAAACTCATTGTACTCCATGGCACCAATACGATTTCCTTTGTCCCGTATGCTTATGAAGAGCTGATCCCCATCGTCATCAGAACCGATCGTTTCTTTAAATTTGGTTGGTATCATGACGTTAGAGGCTCCCGTAGTGTCAAAATCTACGGCTTCCATCACGCCTGTAAAAGAAGGCCCGGAGCTAGGCACACGAGTGGCAAGTACATTCTCTCCAGGAATGTAGTACTTCATTTTACCATCAAATTCAAAACTGTGATCTTTGATGAATTGCTCTACTTGCTCACGCCCTTTGATTCCAAACTCCTCTTGGAGTTTTCTTGAAGAAAGAAGGTCGATTCGCACTTCTTCTAAAGGAGCATATTTCCTTTTGCGAACACCCATATCTTTCATGTAGGCAGGAAGTATCCCTTCCATAGGTAGAACCTTACCATTTGCTTCACGGTAAAACTCTAGCGGCATAGAGGGCTTGCCTTTCTCAACTTGCTTGCCGGCTACTTCTGATTTTTGCTGAGCAATGGTTCCCGGCCCTTGCAGGTTGTTTCCATTTTTAATGATCAGGTTTTTAACCAGGTTACGGGCTGTCTGAGAAAGCCAAGGGTTATGAATGCTTGCGTTTTTAACTTCCAACAATCGCTTGTCGCGTGGATTGATCTCATCCGGGTTAGAGTTTTTCAAAATAAATTTGGCAAGCTCTACATCGTTTTTGATAACCCCTTTATGCATAATGTCAGCAAGAAGATTCTCTTGAAGCATGATATTGGCCGCACTGTTATACTTGCTCAGCACCTCTTCAGCTTCGGCAATGTTGTCAAATATTCCGGCATTGACCATAATGGCGCTTCGCATCTGGACAGGTATTTTAGCTTTTCGCTTGTCCTCATCCATCCGCATTTGTGGTCCAAAGTTGTTTCCAGAAAGACCCATAAACTCTCCGTTCTCATCGTAGTACATACCATCGAGAAACTCTTCATAAGCTTTCATGTTCTCAGGATCAGCTAAGGCTTCAAGTGTGGCATTGTTGATCGTGTCAAGCTGCTCCTTGTTGTAGAAGTTTTGCTTTTCAGAGCTTACAGGAGAGGCAATGGCTATGTAGTCCATGGCGGTTTCCGGATGCTCAAGAACATCATCAGTGCTGACTCCATTTTCTTTTGCGTAGGCATCAAAACGTTCTTGACGCTTATTCAGCAAGTCGTAGATTGGCTTGAGGGCAGGAAACTTCTCTACTTGCTCTGCAGAGAGAATGGTCACATACCCTTTCAATCCCAGCTTGCGTCCTCGAAAATTAGGATTGTCTCTTTCAATATGGTTGTTGACCATCTTGTATCCTTTGTTCAAATTCAGGACACCTCTACTGGCTTCTTCAATACGAGCTGCAGTCACATCGGTTATGTACTGACCGGAATCGTTTTGCTCTCCAAGCTCATTGATTGCGTCAACAAACTCCGCTGGCATAGGCACGTTCTCAAACTTGAGTTTGTGAGAAAGGCGCATAAACGGAGAGTTGTTCATTTTATTCCGCTTGACAATATCTTTGACTTCTGTCGTTGGCGTAAGCAATTCGTGAACAAAAGCTTTGTTGATAATCGTTGAAGTCACATAATCCGCAATGCGTCTTTTCCCGTAAGAAGTGAGTACACCTCGAGAATTGTAAAGACCTTCATTTTCATTTTCCGGATTGATAAAATCATTGTACTCCATGTACACTTCGCTGTGCGCTTGGAAATAGGCAACTTCTTGATTGATGGAATCTTGAACACCCTTACTCCATTCCTGTAAGCTTTTGATGTCTTTATCTCCCGGAGTCATCACATAAGCCTGATAAGCTCTTTTAAGGGCTGTACGCGCCTTTTCTGTGCCTGCCTCATACTTGGGCATCATCGTCATCATGCTACGCTTAGATTCGCCCATTGTGTTCAATGGAGACAAATACGCGTTATCCCCTTTCAGGAAACGGATCACGTCACTAACATACAGTGATTCGGCATCGGTGTCCTTGTAGGAAACATTTTTATTTTGACGATCATTAATATCACCAAGGTAAAGAGAGATATCAGGGAGCAAATTGTTGTTCTGGTAATTGTCATATATGAACTCGGTCAGCTCATTCCTGGCTTTTACACGATACTTGCCTTCATTGGAAGTCATATTCGTGTACTTGTTCAAGAAAGCTCTCTTGGACATTCCCTGCTTCAAGTCGTTTTGCATTTCCTCAAAGCTTGAGAACAAAGCATTTCTGAGGTGCTTGGAAGCGGTATAATCGGAGAATCCATTTTTATCTTCTTTGACGCTTCGTACTACTGCATCTGAGGAATAAATAGCATTTGTTGTAACAATATTCATCATCATTTCAGCAACACCATCAGAAACGTCTTCCATGCCCAGGTAATGGTCAAGGAATGTTTTAATATCTGTTTTCCCATTTTGGAAATTGACAGTATTCCCACCAATGATCTCGTCAGCAAAAACATAAGAAGTAGATTCTGTTGCGATCTGAATGACGGACTTATAATCCTCATCGGTTCCGCGACCACTGCGAATACGTTCTACAAGACCGGGCAGAGTAGGATGCTCATCAAGATTGTCAATAAACTGAGTGCTCATCCAATTAACCTGACTCATGTCTTTATAAGATGTTCCAGAAAGGAAGTCTGTATTTCCATTAGAATCAGTATGACCAAAGACGGTCTGCAATGTGATCTGATTATTGTAGATCTTATGCATGCTTCTAAGAATAGGCCCTCGGTTTGATCCATAAGTTTGTTTCATGTATTCCTGAAACTTTTTAAGTACATGATTCTCCGTATTTGGATTCATGACCTTAGCGGACCACACAAAAGGATTTTCCTCCTCTCGGGCAGAGTTCATTATTAAGCTAACAAAATGCCTCTCCTCAATGTTACGGTGTCGGACAGGTAGGTTTTTCTCTTTGGCTTCTGCTTCCTGCTCCGCTCTGAGATTTTGTTTGTATCGTTTGATGAAGCTATTGAGGATCTTTCGAGCCTTGTTGCTTATACGCTCAAAGGTCTTGTCCCAGTCATAACCGTCAATACCAACATCTTCTTGAGTGTTCTCATCAAGCTCGTCTTGGTATGGCTCTTTGAGATCCATATTCATTTCAGCCTTCTCCCAGTTATGGACAGCTGCCAAAGCCGCGTCTTGGATGCCCTCATATTTTTCCAGAGAGACAGCTCGCCTACCGGCCACTGTCGTTCCCCTCATTTTCAAAGTGTCTTTGAATGTTCTGACAATGGTGTCGTAAGCGACCTGTTCATCTGGATTAGCGGTCTTGTAATTCGTTCCGCTTTCAACCACGTATTTAGCATCGTTTTCGTTGCTTTTCCTTTTCAGCGTATTCCAGAAGTTCCGGGTCAGACGCTGACGCATAGGTTCTTTTTTAGGATCAAAGAATTTATTGAATTCCTTGGATAGCTTTCCTTGTAAGTAATTGGCAAAAAGCTCATCATTGATTACTTCCTGTTCACTGTCCGGAAGCTTCTCCAAACGCTTCATGATGATGCTTATTTTCTTGTTGAAGGTTTCAGGATCGGTGACTTTAAGGTTTGCTCCTACGGCCCCGACATTAATCAGATCCCCTTTGGCAAGATTCAGAAGAGGTATAGGCTTGGTTGCCCTGTACATAACATCAGCCCAATAAGCTTGCTCTACGGATTTTCTGAAGTTTTCATCGGCCCTGGCCGCTTTTAAAATTTCCTCCACTTCTTGAGTGTCTTTCATTGTCGCATAATAGATATGCGAAAACTCATGCATAAAAAGGTCATCTTGTTCCCATTGGTTTGGTTCAATATAAACTGTAGACCCTAAAGCATAGCCGACAGCATCTTCACCAACAGCCCGGTAAAGATCTTGAATGGCAAAGCTTTTAATGTAAGTGCCTGGAAACAATTTTCTCAGATATTGATTATGCACCATCACTTTACTCATGGTACTGTACCCAAACTCCAATTCAGCCAAAGCAGAATTTACCCAAGTATCGTGATCTGTCTGATTTTTTATATCGCGGAAATACATGCGCCCTGTTGGCGTTTTAGCGCGAGAAGCACGCCCTACATAGTTGGGTCCCACTTTGTTCTTTACATAGTCTAAAACAACGTCATCCTCTGTTCCTATGAATCCGGCTGCACGAACAATTTTGGCTATTCGCTCAACGGGGGTTCTTTTGAATTTTTCGGATTTGACAATTTGCTCGACAATCGTTGTGTCTTTTTCGTTGAGTTCCTCAAAGCCTGACGTTCCTCCTTTGTTAGCCATCTTGACGATCCTTCTTGCGGGCGTTGCAATTGACGTACTTTTTCGATCAGATCCCTCTGCAGTGCCTTCTTCAGATTGTACTTCTTTAAGATCTCTCTGTCCAGCTTTCGTATTTTTGTTTCCAGTTGTCGCACCATCCTGAGCATTACCTGCTCCTTGCTCTCCATCGGGTGCTTGCGGTGTTTCTGTCCCATTTTGTAAACTTTCTCTTTTCTTATTGATAGCAACAGTGATGTCGGGATCTGATATCCCGGCTTCTGTCATTTGATCTGTAATTGAGTCAAGTTCTTTTTCGTACTCCGCATTTTGGACAAGCTCTGCCCAGTTCTGATCACCAGTTAAGCCACTGATTGGTTTCGGCTCTTGACGTTCTATTGTGGTTTTTCCTTCGTCTACCCCGCCTTTCTCTGCATTTGGTGTAAGAGTTGTTGTTTCTTTTGCTTGATCACCCTTACTTTGTTGATTATTATCTTCGGCGGCTTCAACATTAATACCCGCCTTGTCTGCCATTTCTTTTGCGCCATCTTTGACTTTTGTAAATATGTTTTTAAACACTTCTCTTTCCCTGGCGTTTGTAAGCTGGTCTGCAAAACCACCAAAGACTTTTGAAGCTGTACGTTGAACCCTGTTCTTTTTGAGTTCATTTAGAACCTCTTCATCGGTCTTGGTATAAAACTCATTGTAGAGTTCAGGGGTCAGTCCGTTTATAAGTTCTTCGTTACCATCTTCATTAGTAACAAATTTTGATTGTAACGGCTTAATTCCATTTTGATCGCCACTAAGCAAAGATTCTTGAACGGCTGCATTAACGGCAAGAGCTTCTTGAGCGGCTTGGAGGCCCTGGTCTCTTTCTTGTTCATATTTCTTGATTTGAGTTTCTTTGGTTTGATCTGAAGCAGGGCCTTGAAGGATCTCCGCACGTTTGTCAGAAAATTCTTCATTGAGCTTAGCCATATGTTCTGTAATATGGACTTGTTGCATCTTCGCTTTTCCATATGCCATTTTCCCCCTCACATTCATAAGCTCGGCCTTGCCCCAGTTGTCTTCAATAGCGGTGGCTTTGTTTTTCAATTCTTTATAAACCTCGTCATCGATTGCTTCTTTCTCATGGAGATCCTCAATGTAGACCATGTTCACTTTTCCGTCATGGTACATATCATTGAGCATCATGTCATGCACGGCCTCCATTTGGGCCTCTTTCATGTCGGAATCTGTATATACGTTTTTCAGCAATTCAGCTTTGTCGTAATACTTGAAGTTCTTTTCAGCCTCTTCATTGATCCTGTTGACCATATTACGGGCTGAGTTGGCCACATTGGATCCCGCACCACCTAACATACCCAAAGCCATAGAAACGGCTTTTGTGTGCTGATTTTCTTTGCTATTGTAGAAGTCCATAAACTCACCAACATTCTCTTGAAGTGAGCTGTCGTAAATACCGCTTTTTTCTTTAGCCTTAAGTTTGGCCCACTCTTCAAAAGATTCCTGAAAGGTTTCTTCAAGGCCTTCAGCCGCTGGCTTACTCAATGGGAGTATTCTTTTCTTCAATACGTTTGCCATCGGCTTTACCGTCTGAGCAAACATTTTGGCGCTGCTAGTTAAACTTTCTGCAGGGCCTTTGAGTAATTGACCTGGCTTGGACAAGACGCCCTTCATGCCTTTCATTACCGCTCTCCCGGCATTACCGTAAGTCAGACCCCATGACAAAGCATCGACAGGCAAATAAGCCATGTTGTTTGTAAATGATGTGGCCGCCATCTGTGAAAGCTCAGCATTGGTGTAAAGAGGATTCCCATTTTCGTCAACGTCATTTTTATGCATATTGACAAGCTCAGCCGAATTCATCAATCCGGCATACATGTTCATTGTCACACCACCGGCCGCCATGTCAACAGCACCTGCACCAAACTCACCAAGCTTTGCAGCTCCAATAGTTTGATCAATTCCTTTCCCGGTCAATCCCGCTACATCGCGAACACCTTTCTTGCCTACTTTCTTGACGACATTTAACGCCCCCTTTTTGGCAAGACCGGAGATCCCCTTGGAAAGGAAGATCATTTCAAGAAGCATAGGGATACCCTCAGCCACATCATTGCTCCAAAATTCAGGCTCCATGAAAGTTTTTATGCTCCAGGCATTGTCTTCCATGTGTTTTCTAAAATCTTCGCTTAGGTAGTTCTCATGGCCTTCAGCAATACTGTTGCCTGCTTCTTGCAACCATCGGGAAGCTAAGTTGCCCTCGATAGCATCTTCATCAATAATGCCGTGAATAGCTTGTATCACATCACCGGTGCCGCCAATGACCTGTTTACCAAAACCACGTACCAGGGAATGACCAAACTCTTCAGCCCATCCGCGCTGGGTCACTTCAGGATCTATAACGCCCTCTTGTGGCCCCTGCAAAGATTCCATGCCTTGTGAGGTTGGAGTCTCTTGGGCAGCAATACGCTCGTCTTTTCTTCGCTCTTTAAAATCTTGCTCGCCAACATTTGTTGTCTGAGCCATGGAGCTGTTTGCATCTTGCTGTGCTTTTTCCTTGATCGGGTCAATACCCATTCTGGCATCATCAATGATTCCCATGCTATTGCTTGTTTTGTTGGTAAATGTTTCTTAGAAGTTCATACTGCTGGTAATCGCTTACCTCACTTCCCGGTTTTGTTGTGGCCTTGTAAATAGCCTCCAGAATTTGCTCATCACTTACACTGTAATCATGAAGCATTTCCTCTACGCCATAGGCTTTCATATATTCAGTAAAGGCTCCGCTCTCCAGATAATTCTGAGCAAAGTCTCCATCCCCTTGAGATACGGCAGTCACAAACGATTGAATCAGGGCATTTCGTGTTTGCCCTTCTGGTGACATATAATCAGCCTGTACAACGCTCATTTCAGGGCCTGTGAACACACGGCTGTTGGAAGCTTGCTTTTGCACTTGGGCGGCAATGTCAGGCATTCTTTCTTGAATAATCTGAGCTTCTTTTTCGGTCAGCATTTCAGCTTCTTGAGAGATTGCTGTACGTTGCAGGGCCTCTTTACGCTCATCGGTTGTGTTCATCCATTTACCCATAGACTCATTCAGCCATGAGGCATGTGCTTGAGAAGAAGCAGGGATTTCTTGGTAGTAATCAAACCCGGGTTCTTTTGGGTCATGCATTCGGACCACCATCACTTTAGAGCCTTGAATGTCTGCACCGCCATAAAGCTCATGATTATCATCAGCAAGCTTTTTGCCGTTTTTATCGGCATACTTGTCTGTAATCAACACTTCTTCGCCTTTATTGTTTGTCCCTTTGTAAGCCATGATAATCTCTTGAGGCTTATAATTGTTGTTCCAGTCGCGAATAGTGCTTCTGTTCTGCAGGGATGACCCTTTAGCGTCAAAAGTGCCTTGCAATTCTGTTGGGTTTAAGTTGTATGTACCTTCTTCTGTTGGAGCAATATTACTCACTCCATAATAGTTTTCAGCAAACTTACTTCCAAAACCACTAAGGATCTCTGCACCACCACGCAATTTGTAAGCCGTTCCTTTTTTGAAGTAATCAAAGATACCCAAGCCCTTATCAAGTCCTTGGTCAGAAACAGGAGCTTGATTGAAAAATATGTTGGACTGATCGTAAGCAACCGTTTTGAGAGGTTTCGCCCCCAGCTGGCCCATAGCCTCATTGTTCAGAATGGACGTATCGTTGATCTTGCTTCTGGAAAGTTTCTCTCCGGATCCAACAAGATTTTGAATAGAGCCGGCCACCGATCGTACTGAAAGATCTTTTTGGGCCTTAGCCGCTAAAGCCATGCGCCTCGCCTGAAGCTTTTGATTCATTCCAATGCCCCCGTAGCCTTTCTTTTTAACGTAAGCTTGCAGGAGCGCGTCATTATAGCTGTGCGGGTAAGGTATGCCCATGTCTGCTTCAAAGTTGGCGAGTATTGCCTGACGGTTGTTTCCCCAGGCTATGACTTGGGCCGGAGTTACTTGTTGCCCATATTCAAAAGCCATTGGGTCAATTTCTACTTCGTGATTCAGCCCCGTATAGGTTATTTTCCCTTTTCCATTGGCTTGATATTCTGTCAGAGCTGTAACGTCACGTTGATTGAGCAAATGGCCTTTCCCAGACTCTTTAACCATCAAGATTTTCTCCATGTTGATCTTGTTGTTTTTAAAGGTCAGGAACTCATCACTGTCAAGGATCTTGGACTCGTAGTCTCTCAAGGTTTGCATGCCTCCGTTTTTGAGAAAAGCTTTTCGGTCACCACCAAGATCGCGAAGCTTTTTGCGGATGTCTTGCCTTAACTCTTGAGCCCTTGAGTTTACTTGTAGTCGGTCATTTTCCAATAGCATGTTGGTCTGATCCCGTACCTTCTGAATCGTAGCATTGATTTGCTCTTCAGCTTGCATTTGCTCGGCTTCCTCCATTTTCTTCATGCCAAGCATTTGCGCCATTGTACGCAAATCCTGATTCGCTTGCTCCTGCGAATTGATTCCTTTGGTAAGTCCTAATAATCCTCCTGTGTTCATAGTTCTATGGTGGTATTATATATTTCGTAGTTTTTTGGCTTCTTCCATGATCTGGCTATAATCCATGTCAACAGCAGGAAGAACCATATCAAACCCGGCTTGTGATACAGGCTGAACTCTGTTTTGAATTTTTCGTCCTCCGGAACGTTCAATAATTTGATTCACATTGCTTATCCCGTCCCAATTGAAAGTCTCTGCATTAAATCCTTGATCTTGTAAAAATGCTTTTTGACCAGGTGTTATCTGATCAAGAAGTTCTTTTCTGAATTGACTCTGGTTGTATTTAGCATTTTCAGCATTGTAGTTGGCTATCATTTTGGCATCTTGAGCTTCTCTCCACGATTTTGAATAAGGTTGCCCTTTGTCTTCGGCGTTCGATTGACCGAACATCTGAACATTCATAAATTCTCTCATCATGTGATTGGCACTACCCGGACCATTATTTCTTTGGTAGGCAATCTCATCCATCATCGTAGAGAATGCATTGTTAGCCAAATTCTCCGCATTTCCGACACGACGGTTACGTTCAGCGACACTCAAATTAAAATTCTTGTCAGCCACTTGTTGTCTGCGAGTTTCTATTCGGTCTAACACATTGCTATAAAGCTCAAATCCTTTGTTCTTTTGCATTTGATCAGCAATCTGAAGCTCTGTTATCGCTTTAGCTTGAGCCGCGCTTAAAGCTCCTGTATTGGCGAGTACAGCGTTGCGATCACCTCCCGACGCTCGAGTTAAGTTGTCAACACCAATCTTAAAGCTTTCTTTGAGATCATTCTTCAGTTTCGCTTCTTCAGCTACGGGGATTCCCGATTCGCTGATACGTTTACTCTCTTCCAAGAAAAGCTGATCGGCCGGACTGATCTTAAACTCCTGCTCCGGCATTTCTTCTTGTGCTTGAGACAGGCCAATAAGACCCATGGCGCCTTGAGCCAAGGCAGGTATGTTCAGTGGATTTTTGTAATCGCCTTTGTTATAATTGAAGTCTGGTTTTGATGGAACAGGAAGGCCAGCATCTTCAAATGTCTTTTTGATCATCTGATCCCACTGGTCAGCTTTGTTGCTTTCTGCTTGAATAGCTTGTTCTGCTGTTGGCGTTCCAGCATTCTTGTTTTGAGTTTCCTGAATTTCCTTGGTTTCTTTATTGTATTTCTTGGTAAACTCTGTTGCTGCATTTTGAATCTCCCGGTCAATTTCTCCTTGACGCTCATTTGTCATTGTTTCCAATGACTGCATAATAGATTTTAATTGCCCTTGTTTTTCCTGATCTGTTAAATTTTCATCAGCGGAAATTTCTTTGATACGGCCTTCAAGAGCATCAATATTTTCTTGGTATTTTTTACTTACCCGATCTCTTATTTCTATCGGGTCAAAATCCACTTTTCTTGGACTTTGCAAGTCAGATGTTTGTGGAAGTTCAAAAGTGGTAGAATCAAAATCAGCATACCTTACCCTTTTATCATCACGAGCTTCATCTTCACCAGGGCGTTCATAATGTGTTCGGAAGGCTTTGGTTTTGGCTTCAAGGGTATCTGCCTCTTGAAGTTTGTTCCAGGCTTTTTTCTCTGGCCCTTTAAGCTCTTCCATCATGAAATCGAGTTGTGTCATAAGAGATTCGGGGTTCTCTTTTTTCATCAACTCTTTTTTTCTTGATCCCAACCATTGAGCAATACCATAAGCATTTCCATTTTCAGCAGATGGATCGCCAAGGGATTCTTGAAGCAAGTTCCCAACGATTGCCCGGGTATCCATTTCACTTAAATCGTGGGTATAACGCAGGTAATTGTAAATGGCCTTTAAATTGTCTCTTTCAAATTTTGGTGGTTTTGCCATGGCTTATGTAAAATATCCGTTTTGTTCTTTAATTATATTGTTCATCCGTTCCAATGAAGCTGAATCCAAATCAGCAAAATAAGCTTGCTTGCGTTCGCTTTCAGTCATTTCCCATTCTCGCTTGACGCGTTCATTTTCTTTTTTCTGAAAATCATTTAAAAAGCCATTGCCCTGAGCAAGTCCAAATCCAGTTCCTAAAACAAGACCAGCTGCGGCTCCTATTGGGCCACCAGCCGCCATCCCAACAGCAGCGGCTTGCCCTCCAAGACTTAAGGCTCGGCTTGTTGTTGCTCCACGTACCTGATTTTTGCTTGTTGCTCCATCAGTAGGATTCATTGCCAACGTAGCCGCCATCTGAGGGGCAACATCCAAAAGAGATTGACCTCCCGCTTTAGCACCTTCGCCAATCTTTTGCTTGTTGTCTTGCCACCACTCAGCTGTATTATCTTTGGCTCTATCAGCCCATTGTCCAAATTTTGTCGTTTTCATATCAAACTTGCTCTTAAATGTGCTATCATTTTCATCAATTCTATTCGTTGGCCGGGAGACTGTATGCTCATATTGATTTCGATATAAGCCCACTCTCCTCGTTTTTCTGCCCGATCCATCATGTTGCTTAGCGGGACATGATGCACCCCTTCAAGGATTTCGTATCGGAAGTGATTGGACGCTATAACACGAATATCGCTTTGATCTCTATTGTCGTAAATCGTTACCTGATCGACAGGAAGATTTTGATTGAGGCTTAAAGAAATACTTTCAAATATTGCTGGACCCGCTTCTTTAACGATCAATCCCAATTTAGCATTTTTTTGCACGCCAAACAATTCCAATTCATTTCCGGTATTGAGCATGTGCAATTTAGGTTCATAACCACCGTCTGCTTCTGGCGCAAAAACGATGTTGTCAAACCGGAAATATTTGCTTGCCTGGTAATCATACCATCCATTGAACACCTGTTGAAGCTCATTGAACGAGAGTGTTCTTTTTATCCCCGACTTGCTTATCAACATAAGGTTTGTTTCCTTGTAGTAATCATCATACCACCCTTCTACATTTACTACAGGATCATTATCAAAATACTCCCGCATCTTAAAAGCCAGGTCACGCTCAAGGGTAAGCGGTGTTGCACCTCGTATAAATTCATTTCGTCTTTCATCAAAGAAACTGAATCCAAAATCAGATTGAGTTACGGATCCTCGGATGCCGGTTCCGTATTTGCTTATGACTTTGTGATCGTGAAAAACTCTACCGGTACCTGTTGCCAGTTGAATTTCTCGACCTTCCTCGGTTTGAATGGTGTCTTTTGGATCCATGACAACCGCGTTGGTCGCTCTTTCCTGAATCGCAAACAACTGATCTTTATCAACAACGAGATTGGTAATATCTCCGTACTTCTTGCCAAGAGGATAAAAATCATTGGCAAGGAATACCGTAAATGAATCGTAGTAGTCTCCGGCAAGCTTGACCTTAGAAGCGGCAAGCTGATCGGTACGCAAAGGATCATCCTGGAATGTAAATGGTCTTGGGATGAAATCTTTCAGCTCATCCTCGATAAGGTACGCTGGGTTTATTGTTTCTCTTTGTTCAATACCGAAATCAAAAGGTGGCTCTACACGATAGGGCCTGTTATGATGATTGAATCTTTCCTCGACTTGCGTTTCAAGAACAACGGCATACATCCATGCAGAAGGGCGATTCCATTCGTTTATGTCACGAGAGTTGTCCGTCCGGTCATCGTGATTCTGCATTTCCTTAAATTCCTTGAAAGGTTTGTGGTTATGCCATGAGTTCTTTGTACGCATGAAGAGCGTTGTATAAACATCGCCATTAACCTTTGAAATTTGCGCCTGGTTGCCTTTTTTATGAACTGGGATCACTTTACTCAATGGAGAGTAGAGGTTCCTTGACAGGGCGTATTTTGTTCTTCCACCATATACCGTATCGGCATTGTCCATTCTCAAATTAATAAGAGCATGGGAATCTACAGTGGGTTTGGTTGTCCATCGATCGCCACGGAAATGAGCTGAAGAAACATCTATAATCTCGGGGCCTAAAAACTCATCGGTAAAGAGATCTTCTTTTGTTTTGATAAATAGGGTTCTGTATCCAGAGCTTCGCTGACTGGTAAAACCAAATTGACAGGCGGCAATATCTCCTTGATTGAATACTGTTCCTCCACTTGTTTTCCCCTTTCTCCAATGAGAGGAATAATACATAGAGGGTTCTCCAAGACTGAGCGCATTGTTGCTTATGGGATGGCTCATTCCCATTAGGACCGCTGGAATGATTTCTCCATTTCCAACAATCGCTGATTCAGAAATATCATGAGAAGATTCAAAAGGCTCAAAGCCTGCAAACACAGAAACGTCCATCCAGTAGGGATGTGTGTTTTTATCTTCGCCCGCGAAAAATGCTTCCAGCTCTTCATCAGGCTTACTGCCACCTTCCCATATTTTCTTGCTGAAAGTATTTTGGTTAACACCGTTGAATGGATTTGCATTGGGTGTAGGCACCATCATGTCATAAAACAAAACCCGGCTATGGTCGGTTTTCAATCGGCCTTTGACTTCGACGGTAGAGTTTTCAAGTAAGGCATCAGAAACTTTATTGTAGATGAATTCTGGAGAATCAAAATACATAAGCTTTCGATGCGTCATGATTCGTCTTTTCATGACTTCTTCACTGTCGGTCACATCTTCTTCAAATTGATCCCCATAGGTATCATAAGCTTCAAACCCGAAACGCTCCAATAAGGGTCCTCCCTTATAAGGCAATGTCCATTTGCGATAAGTCTCTGGTGTTTTGTTTTCTCCAAACTCATTGATATCCTTAAAGCGCATCACTCGTTGCAAAGGAGCTGATATACCCTGTGCCAGTATGGTCCGGTTAAATTCGTCTCTCGGCACATAATGAATCTGGTAAGCGTCAACAAACTTTTTCATTTCACAACCAAGCCTTACTTCAGCTTTAAGGACAACTCTTTCGCCATAAAGACTATTGCCATCTACAAATTGATTTCTGTATTTTTCGTCTGTAATAATTGCATTGCCTTGCTGGTCAATGTATGATACTGTATCACCAAGAGCCGGGGCCTGAATATCTCCCATGGGGATCGTAAACAAAGCCGCTCCCGATTTGTAGAACGTCAATCCAAGTCGATAGATCTCTTCTTTCATAAAGCCTTTTTTAAGGCTTGGTGTTTCTAGAGGAAGAATATTTCCTCCGGTATATTGTTCTGGTGTTTTGGAAAGCAAGAGTTCGCTTTCTCTCTCCCAACTTAATCGTATGCCTGTACCCTGATTGTAACCATGACTGGATGCGCCAAAAACAAGATCAGTAGGATCTACAGAATCGGTATTAATGACATATTCGTTATCAAATTCTACAATAGCCTGGTCTTGAGATATGCTGAATCTGTATCGCAATAAGTCGACAGTAACCGCTTCATTCTCCAAAGACATTAAAAGCGTGCTATTGACGTATTCCACTTTTAAATTTGGAAATATGGAAAGATCTTCGCCTTCCAACCATTCAGCCACTTGGGGTATGTAATTCTCGTATTGATCCGTATCGCTATAAAAAGTTGTTTTGATGAAATCACCTGTATCCAGATTGGGCAAGCGTATATTGAAATTGCCAAACACCAAAATGCGCGTATATTGCGTTTTAACGGCACTTAAACTCTTTGAGGTATCAGAAGGCTTTACATAGCGATAAACGTCAGGAGAGGGGTTTATCAGGCAGTTGTGAGCCTTTCCGTCAGCATCGTAAGCTTTCAATACAAACTGATCTTCTAGATACCTTACTCCAAGGGGGTAGGGTTGGTTGCGTAAACCACCGGCCACAAGTTTATTGTTATGGATCTCCAAAGCATTGCAATACCGAAACGTATTTGTGTTGGTCAGAATCTCAGTAAGTGTTAGCGTATCGCTGTAATCGGATTCTGTACCTATATGCTTGAACGTTACAATTTCCTGAACGTCTTTTACTCCAAGCTGCTTGATGCCAGATGGAATGCCAGGGGCCTTAAACTCGAGAGCATAGGCTTCAATCTGATTGTATTTCAGATATTCCGGAATAGGGCATGAAATAGTAACAGCCTTATTGGTGATTTCATCTATGTCTCCTCCGGCAAATTCATGCTTACGATCTTCTTTAACAACTTGGATAAGTTTTGAAAAAGGAGAAATCAGAGATACCTGACCGTCTTCTGTAATGAGTCGATAGAAGTATTGAACGCTCATGGCCGGAAGTTGACCATTCTCTTCAAGCAAAGCAACCTCGGGACGCAATAAGGAAATGTCCTGAACAATGTCAAATGTAGAGGCTATCTTGTAACGCAAGTTAGGATCTTTCAAATTAAATGTTCGGTAAGGATTCATCCCGTCAGTCATGTAGACTCTGCGATAATGAGCGTTCTCATCAAGGCCAACCATGACCAGTTTTCTATTGGGGTCAAGGTTCAAGAATCCATTCCAGACGATTTCATCCGTAATATTACCGTCTTCATCTTTGGTAAGTACCAGGATCGCGTCACTTATACTGTCACCGTACTCCCCATTGTTTGTCGGTACCGTATCTTCATTGTCCAATATGCAATGCTCGTAATTGGGGACAGATATATTTGAAAGGGCGTAGTAGTCATTGAGGTTAAATGCCGAAACAGGAGTCTGACAGCTCTCATTGGATTTGTCAATGACTTCAATTTCTTGTGTTTCTGCCAAAACAGAATCAAAGACTTGTTCAGTAAGAAGTCCAGCTTGGAGATCAAGTCCGGGATCCGGATCTGTCGATTGATAGTTGTGAGTGACACTCTGAGGAACAACCGTAAACTGATAGCTGATTCCTGTATTTATTTCTTGAGCATAATCATTATCCAACTTGATCATGAGTACCAGCTGATCCTCAAAAGCACAAGCTCCAAGGTATTTCTTGATCGCCGCGTTCTCGTAAAAAACAGTCGTTCCTTTTATGCTGACAAGCGAAAGCCGTCCTTTTTTTGAGTAAAGACGAAGATTCTCTGCATGCTGATAAGTTTCATCCTGCGTAGCTTTAGGATTTAAGTCGTAACTCAAACCCTTGATGAATACTCTCAGCCTGTCAACATGGATGCTCATTAGATATTGGTGTATATTGTTACTACTTGCGAGGTTGATCCCGCTGCATTGCTCAGTAATATTGTAAATGACTCTTGAGGGCTTTGTATTAATCCATACACTTTCCGGTCCGCTGAATTGTAATACCAGTTAGTAGGCAAGTTTGTCACTTGAACATTCATAGGCTCACTGCCTGTATATGTCAGTTGATAGAAATTGCTTTGTCCAAAATTCCAAGTTTCTTGATTTGGAGAGGTAATCACTGGAACAGTATATGTGTTTGCTCGAATGGTTAATACCCATGCGGCAGCCAATGATTGGCCTTGGCTATTGGTAGCATAAATATTTACGTTATGCGTTCCATCGACTACAGAGGATCCTGTAATGCGACCTGTTGCCGGGTCAATACTAATTCCTGCAGGGAGGCCGGTGGCACTCCAAGAATCGATTGGCGGGTTGGTTGCTGTAGGTTGTACGTCAATGTAGATATTTTGATTAACGACTTTTGTTGGTGGCGGCGTAACAACAGGCACGGCTCCAGGGGCCGCTATTTCAATTACTGTTACCGTAAATCGTTTGGTACTGGTCACATCATTGGCATCAGTGACTTGAGCTTCAAAAATATGCTCAAGACCGGGACTTGCTGCTCCGTCAATACCTGAAATATCAAAGAGCATATCTTTTGTTGCATTTTGTGTAATGGTAAGGCCCGGAGTTGTTGTTATCTCTACCAGATTGTAAGTAAAAGGTGGTGTTCCAATATTTGGCAACAAGTTGATTTCCGCTTCCAAATCCTCGGAGGCCGGAGCAAGGACTTCAATGGTCACATCATCGCGGGCGCTTCCTATTGTTGGAGAGTTTAGGTAAACCGCATAGATGGATCCGTAAGCTTCAAGTAGCGATTCGTCATTAAAGATTGGAATTGAGAGCTGTCCGTACACAGGATCGATCAATTCATCATTGCCGTCATTGTCAATGATCTCCATGTTGATAAACATCAGGTAAGGCTCTGTTTCATCCGTAGTGAGCTTGGCTCCTACCAGGTGAAGAAAAACGGCTCCGGTTTCATCTACGTCTATGTTCCAATCGGTCTCTGAGTCCGTATTAAGCTCTTCTATTTGCATAACCCCATTGGGATCAATATAATAGGCCCTAAAGAAAGCAAGTTCGTCAGTAGGGCTGAAACGCACTCTAATCTTACCTTCTGGAACACCGTTGCGAATATGGATTTTACTTCTCCAATGGATTCCTGTTTGTACCCGGGGGAAGCCAATTAGGTAAAGAGCTGCGTAGAAGTTTCTGTCAAGACTTATCCTACATGAGGATCCCCATTCATTTTTTCGCCCCATGGTAAAATTTATCCTCGCGTAAATTGTTGAGTTCAGAGGATCGCCAAGAGCATGATACGATATGTTTTTAAACTCATAAATCATGTAGGCTCGCCCAATTTCAACAGGCATGTTGTCTATGTATAATGTTCCCTGACCCTCAATGCTATCAATGCGTATGCGATCTGTTGAAGTGTCAAAGATAAAAGACTCGGTGATTTGATTTGTAAATCCTTGAGAAACCAAAGTCGATCTGTTCTGACAGGAAGGGGTGCCGGGTACCGGTGGCACATTAATCACAAATGGGATAGGTGGTGACCAGTTTGAGTTTTCATCAGGCTTAATGCGGTAAGTAAATTTGTCAAGAGGCTCTCCGGGATACCCTACGTTTGGATTCCAAATGATTTCACTTTCAAGATCCATGTCGTACTCGGTTCCTTTTTCAAACAATGGTGGGTTAGGATCTCCCGCAACTTTAGGAATCCGAAGTTCTATTCGTTTTGGCCCTTGCTCTATTTTGAATTTACTATAACTCATACAATATTGGGTAGTCAATTTCCGGAATATAAACTCCCGGATTTATGGAATCAGGATATGTTTTTTTGTACCTGACCTTAGAGGGTTTCCATCCTGTAATCAAATTTACTTTTTGATCCCATAATGGTATGCCCTTCTTCATTTCTCTATCCTATAATCGGGTCCAGATAATCCATGACAAGCGCTCTGTCAGTTTGGAGATCAGCAGGAGTTGTGACAACTAATGTTGCCGCTGCACTTTTCAGCTCACTGACCAAACATTGACCTACAATCGAAGGAGAGGGTGCATGGGTTTCTTTTACGATGACCACTTTCTCGTCAACGGTAGAGCCTACAACAGGCTCAAACGTATAACTCAAGTGCGCTGAAGGATATGAGTAGGGGCCTTGACCGTCCTCTCTGTCTATCCGGATGTTTTTTCCACTTTCTGTAACTATCATTTTGAAAATATATAAAAGGTTATGATGAATATTAGTACAAATATAAGGTAGTAAAGCAATCGTTTCCACCAGGGATCTCGAAAATTGCCTTCAAAACCATTCTCTCCCAAATAGAAAAACCCGTTTTTCTTAAACAGGTTGATCGTAGGGTTAAAAATAATCGGGGTCAATGCAAGTAAATTAATCCAAAATACAAATGACACTATGCTTAAACCAAAAACAAAATATGAAGATAGGGCGCATATAACCCCGATATAAGCTGCTTTTGTATAATACCACATTCTATTCCTTTTTCGTGCTTTTTGACTTCTGAGGTCTTCATTTAGCTCGACAAGAGCAAACGTCCAACCCGATAAAAAGTTGAAAAGAGCAATACAGGCTAATGTGACATATACATCTTTCATTTTCTTTTCTTGAAAATTCTTCCGGAGAATCCGTAGATCAGCATTGCCGCAAGGCAGATGCCTACAATCCAGAATCCGGCTTTTGACCAGTCAGGCTGCTTGATGATAATATAGAAAAACAAGCAAGCCATCAAAATGACTGGAGAGAATTGAACTAACTTTTTCATGCTTTCTCCGTTTCATTATCTGGCCACCATTTTTTTGCAAAGTCCCATACGACCTTTCCGGCATCACCAAATCCATTTGAAACGACATAGCCTATGATCGCTGTGATTTGAGTGACAAAGATGAACCATACAGGAGCAAAAGCTTTCATGTATCGGAACAACAAAAGATCAATGACAACAAAGAAAACAAGGAATACTAAAAATCCTTGTGTGAACAGTGGTTTTAATAATGTGAAATTTTTCATGGTATAGATATTTAATGGTTTATTTTCTGACTTTTAAAAATCCAGGACCAATTGAATTTGAAGAGTCCCGGGATCCGGAATAATTTATAAGGCTCAATGGGGCCAATGGTTTCTGTTCTTTCTTGATAGAAGTGCTCTACATTGTAAATCAATAGCAGATTGAAAGCTGTGTGTATAGGAACCCAATAATCATCAAACCTGTATCCAAGAAAAATCATTGCTAAACAAATCAAACCCCAATACACATAGCCGTACAAGCCTCCCATGTGGTGATTGCTATGCTGGAATTTGTTTTCTACATATCTTCCTTTTTTATAGGCCTTGGATGTCGCCCATGCTTCTACACCAGAACGTATCACAAGCCATATTGCTGATGTAATACTAAACCAAATCATTTTATAAGAACGTCTATTAATTTTTGAATTATTTGTTTTCTCTTTAACCAGGCAACCGTATTTGTTCCCGCAACGGTGGCCGTCATTATAATGAAAATCTTTTGAGGAGGTTCACCTACCCATGGATTTACCCCAAGTAGTAAACTGTATATTCCCCATCCTGATGCAACTGCCATATAAAAGACGTTAAATTTCTGTCTGAGATTTAATGGTGTTTTTGCTGCATTTGTTCTCGCTATTAGTGTGTACGCTCCAAAAACAAAAAAAATTAATACGTCTTTTAGAGCTTCAACTACGTATTCCTTCATTGCAATTTTTAATTTATTGACTTTTTCTTCGTCATAGCTGTCAAGGCAAGTCCAAGAGTAAAGAAAGATACTCGTGAACCCGCAACATCAAGTCCGGTGAAACTTTTGATTCCGTCTGCTGTATTAGGCTCTACAAAAACAATGACAGATATAACTCCGATCATAAGTCCGGCCCATATCCATCGATTGTAGTTTTCTTTAACATGAACAGGCCAAGAAAAGGTTTTGTCTTTTTTTGCTAAGTAGTCTTTTGCATTGAAAAGTGTTAAAAAAAGGATCCCCAGTAGTCCAATTCCGAAATTTACTAATACTTCCATAGTCTGATATTTAGGTAAAGGTACAAAGATTTAACATGAGTTCAATTTGTAATAAAGGTCAATAAGTCACTATTGATTTTTACACCATCCATGTTTTCCCCATACACAATGTATTCATATTCAGTATTTCTATCCAAAGCTCCGATCCAATGAACATAAGCTGGATCATCATTGGTTCGTTGCCATATACCTCCAACAGGACGAAACCTTACATAAGCAAATTTTAAATCCGATGTGCTAAATTCAATATTAAGCACAACCGAAGTCTGACCGACCTCTTGGGTTACCGAATTGATTAAAAATTGAGGCTCGGTAACAATGACCGGAGAGTCAATAGGAAAATCAACTACGACCCGGGCAGGCAACGTGTAATAGATCTCCAGACCATCCGGATTATTTTGACTCATACCATAGCAATCCAATATCGCTTTGTCGGCTGTAGTTCGGTTTGGACCGATTGAATCCCCCATGTGAGCGTTATAATACCCTTTCCTTGTCGTTGTTTGGCTGGAAAGGGTAAATGATACCAGAATGAACATTAAAGCTGTTAGAAAGCCTAATTTAATTGCCATGATATTTGAATTTTAAGTCATTATTAATTTCGTTGTTCTGTTCTTCATTGTGAACGTATTTTATGGTGTTAGTGAAGGATATTGCGAATCAAAATCTTCAGCACACACATATACATTATCGTAATTTACTGTATTTCCGTCTGCCCCTAATGACCTGGCATCCAGTACAAAATTGTAATCTCCGGATATAGCTGTTGCATGTGATTTTAATAGTAACCATGAACTTGTATCCCACACATACACATCAAATCCCGCACTTGTTAATACAAATTTGAACGTTTGATAGTTTGTAAGGTTTAAGGGTGTGGTGAATGTCTGGTTGAATTGTGAGCTTCCTCCTATTTTAAATTCTATTGCAACTGTATTAGCTCCATCGTTTCTCAAAGTAAGAACATCAAGTTCAGATGGATAATTTTTCGCTAAATAGATATACCCCCTACCATTACCAAGCTCTGTTGATGTGGTTTTAAAGTCAACTGTAAACACAAGTGTCGGATTAATTGCCACATTGAAGCTAGGGACAGAAGCCCAATGATTATCCAAATACCCTGTGTCTGCCCCCTGTAACAATGCATCATATTCGTTATTTTGCGAAAATACAACTTGGGTAGGCTGTGGATTTACAATCGTCCATTTTCCCGTATCTATTATTGTTCCATCAAAAGTATCGGAGAAAAGTGGCGTAATGTAACTTGGTGGTACACTACTTGCATTTCTACGTTTTAAAAATATTGGTACAAATCTTCTTCTCATCATTGTTTTATCATTATGTATGAGTTATATGCGGGCACTGTCACTGTCCCCGTTTTATTTGTTTGCGTTCCGTCTACGCTATCCCAAGTTCCTGCCGGAAGTGCAATATCTTTTGCAACTGAAGTTTCGTTGTAGGCTAAGAATGTGTTCTGGGGCTTAGTACTTTCAGTGACTAGGGTCAAGCTGACATTATCTAACTCAAATCCATTCACAGAATCGTTTTCGTTTCTCCATTCACTTCTGTAATCATTTCCAGTGTCAGTAATTCTGATTAAATACTTGTGAGTCATCCATGATGAGGTTATCCAAAATGGTCGTATTCCAGCAGATTTGTAAGGCGAGCCTGTCATTTGAAAGTTGAATCTACCCCAATGAGGTGTCGTCCCTTTCACATCAAACTGAACCAAATAAACTTGACCTTCAGTAGCATTTACCCTGAGGTCATTTGCAGCGACCATTGCATTTGCATTTCCATTAGGGTCAAACTCCAGGTATCCAGAGGCATTCCACGTAACCAATGCGCCTGAACCTGTTGCGTTCCACGGACTTATGCCAGAAGCGAAATTGGTATTTGTATAAATTTCAGCTCCTTGTGTTGCTAAAGAAAATTGCTCATTGTCATAACTAGAATTTGAAGTCGTGCCAGATTCACTCGAAATCAAGGTTTGCAATTCAGAAACAGTAAGAGGTTTTGGATAATTTGAATTTAAGAAATATGTTGATGTGTTTCTGAATAATACAGGATGAGAAAACCCAATGTTATAATACTCATTGTTTGATCCAGTGTACATTCCCGTACTGCCATAAGAACTTGCAACTCCGATAGCGGACACAGGATATTCACTGTCTGCAACAAGAACTTTATTTCCAGTAAGAACATTGCCATAGGTGTTCCCGCTTCCTCCATTTGCATCTTCTGATATCCCTATACCGTCTTGGGCTGGTGCGTGAACTGTATTATTCAATACGGTTACATTTCTTGTGTTGTGTAAGAAAATACCTCGTTTACCGCCCTCTGTTGTGTTTCCACTAACTGTTTGCCCTTTACTTCTGTCGTCCAGGTAAATCAATCCTATACTCTCTCTAAATCTTGCGGGGACAGGATTTATTACTGTATTATCTGTTATTTCGGAATCGTCACCTGTTGTATCTGTAAAGTCAGTACTGTAAGTATAGATAGCCCCCCCATCAGGTAGGTAGATATTTGTGTTTTCTACATAATTCTTATCAATAATTGTTCTCTGACCTGAAAAATTAATTGCATTATAGCCCGTGTTTTCAATGGAATTCCTTTTAATAGTGCCATCATCACTGTTTGAATATATTGCGGTGGTATATCCTGAGTTAGTCCATGTCTTGTAATCCTGCATACCCACATTAGAAATCACATTATCTTCAATTACAGAATTTTGACCATAAATTCTAATAGCGTGCTCATCCATTTTCTCAATTTGATTGTTGGTCACAGTGATGTAAGTATTTGTGTTATTGTAGGAAGCCTCTGAAATACCCCTGAGATTACAATCGTGAATATAATTGTTATCGAAAACAAGATTATTTGAACCAGAAAATGAGATTCCATAGTTTGAGAAGTGCTTAACCTCTAAACCATCAATGGTAACGTAGCTTGATGTTGCAATAGAAATACCATTCGTATTGCTTGTGGTTGCGGTTACATTTGTTGGAGACGTTGTTGAATATACATACAATTTATTCGCTAAAGAATCGTAAGCCCAATCATCTTGACTTGATAATAAATTCTTGTGATTATGTATTGTGAATAAATTTCCTTCTGAAATTGTTTCAGCACCACTCAAAGTTATTTCTCCAGTTGTAGCATTAAAGGCAGTAACAGTCCTATTTTGCATTGTCCATTGATTAGACTCCGTGTAAACTGTTGCACCAACAATGTCAGGATATCCAACTCCAGCTAACTCGTTGCATATAAAAACTGTGTTTGATGTTTTAGTATCAATAGTGTACATATTTGGCAATGGTGTCCTTGTGTTATTAGCTGGGACACCATTTGAAAACACATTGTAAATTGTTTTTCCAGTAACATCAGCACTCCAAATATTGCCACCTTCATTCGCCCATCCCGTAATTGATTCTGAACCTTTTATAGTAGCTTTACCTGTTCCGTAAGAAGTAAAAGTAATTGGGTTTCCAACCGTTCCGTTTACACCCGATAATGTCAGGCTCCCATAAAACTCATCCCCCCCTTTCAGGGCAATGGTATCTCCCGCCACAGGAGTTAGGGCTTGGAGTTGCGTAAAGTCTAACGGATCACCAATAGAACCATCCCCTGTTCCCGTGCCAGAGGTTGACACGTAATAGTCTGCTCCTGTGGGAATGCTTTCTCCCCCGGTAGCCGAATTGTTCTGACCGATAACCGCCCGAACTAATTGTGCTTGAACACTAAAACTCACAAGGATCAGTAAGATGGAAAATAGCTTTTTAGTTGTCATCATTGCGTAATTGTTATTGAGTCTACCAGCACATTGTCTCCTATTGTACCAGAGGTGTTGTAAGTGGAGTAAATTCTCATTTTTCCTTCGGTACTACTAGGGGTCAGAGTGTAGGAATATTCTATCCACGTTCCATCATCAACGTCATTTAGGATTCCTGTATCAGGTGAAGCCGTAAAGCCTGTCCAGGCGTAGGATCTGGCCCAAGAGCCTTGCACTACCTTCATTCTGAAAGTCACCGTAACATCTGTACCTAGTGTTTGTGTCCATGTTATTTCACCTCTACAAGTTCCTGTTGTATTAGAATTTATTTTCAAGGCATACGTTCCATCGTAGGTGTCTCCAGATTCAGAAGTCAGAGTTGCACTTACACCAAGCCAACTTCCTGTACTATTCCCTTCGGACGCTCCTATACTCGCCGCGTTACCTGTTGGGTAAATCTCTGTTGCGCCCAACACGTTATTTGTCACCGATTCGCCCACAAGATTAACAGCTTCATTCGCATCGTCATCCTGAATTGGGTTTGTTCCTTTCGTGTAGCTCAATGTCACTGTATCGCCATTATCTATTTCATTGGTGAGCGTCAGGGTTGTGCTCAACCCACTTATTGAAACATTCGTCACCGGATTTGCTAATCCGTCATTGACTGAGAAATCAGTTGTTGCGGGTACGCTTGTTGCGTCCAATGGTTCATCGTAATTGATTACCAGGCTTGACGGTGCCCCATTTTCAACTGAGGAAGAAACGTAAAGAGGTGCTGTCGTGTCGGGTGCAGACAATTCATCCGTGTGTTTAACCGCACCTGCTGTTGTTGTCGATTCTCTTTCACCTGCATAATAATCATAGTACAGACCGGATATTTGAGGTACGCCAATCGAAGCAAATAAGGCTTGAGGAACATAGCTGGCATCCAACTGAGGATCTGCACTTATGGAGTTTGTTCCATAGCTCGTTGTCCAGCTTGCATTAAATAAGTTGTAGTCAAACGTGATATTCTCTGATCCTGTTCCTTTGATTGCCACACCGTCAAAGATGTTGTTCTTAAACTCGTTGGTACTGTCAAAAGTCTCTGTGTCTTCTTTATAGAAATAGGTAACATCATGAAAAGTGTTGTTGTACCACTTGTTGTCATGGAAAGGAACAACATGGTCGTCCAAGTCATAAAAGGCTACATCAAGTATTGCATAAACCCCATCAATGACATTGTTAATAATCAAGTTATTGTTGCCGGACTCTTTATTGGCGTAATCTTCTTCGTCCTCACTTGACTCATACCACCTGAAAGCGTTTCCTTTGTCTATGATTGTATTTCCGTCAAATACGTTATAGGCCCCTCCATCATGAAAAACAATCCCGTTTCCGTTCCCTGCTGTTTCAGCCCGAACTGTATTACCTCTAAATACATTGTATTTTGTTCCCCTGTGTCGTACTGTCAGGGATTGATTCACATTAACAAGCTCATTGTTTTCAACCAGAGTATTCTCAAGGGTCCAAACTTCCTCTCCTGCTTTCAGGTCAACTCCATGGCCCCCATGATTATCCGTTGACAATCTGTACACGTAGGAGTCTTTCACAAGGTTTGGTAGGCTTCCAGTTCCTCCATAGAGACTTATGTAATAGTCCATGCTTGATATTTCGGAAGTACAAGCATACACATCGTCAAATACGTTGTTGTGATTGTAGAGCCTGTAACCCACGGAAGAACAATTCGCAACATAGCTCCGCTTGATTTTATTACCTAGCGACCCTGAATCAATAGTCAAGATCCCGAATGAACTCATATCGTCTATGTAAGTGTTCTCGAAAAAGTGATAATCTGAGTTGTCTATATAAAACGCTGTCGTTCCATTGGAAACTTGGAAGTTTTTAAAGATCACGTATTGCTTCGATACGGAATAGAAAGCATTTCCAGTAAAACTATCAATCAATGGCATTTCCGCACTGTCAAAAGCCATGCCCACAGACCTTGTAAGCTCTGCTGCATCCCCTGGTGTGGTCTTATACCCAATATGCTTGATTGGTGCTGTGGACGTACCGCTATTTGTTTGAGTGAAATTGATCGCCCCATAGTTACCCGCTTTCCAATAAACCGTTGTTCCTGCCGACACACTCTGAGCGTCTGACCAAGACATAGGATCGCCTGTTGAGTCTCCTGATCCCGATGCTCCAACGGCTACATATTTAATCGTGGAGTTTGTAGGCTCTGAGATGTTGTTGACAACTTCATTCAAATAGAAATCATGCACTACTCCATTTCCATTCTCTAGCTTAATCGTTATTGCAAAATCCCAATAAGTAAATGGAGTAGATACGGTAATATAGTTGTCTGTCGTGTTTATTCCTGATACGGTTTTTCCGGAAATCGTGAAACCTTGAGTTGTTAATCCAGATTCATCATCGCTTGAAGTGTAATACACTCGATCCGGGTTAGTGTCATCTACATAGAAAGCTGAGAGAACAGGAGTTGATAGGTTTTCTGTGTTTGAGGGCTCTTCAGAATGACTTTGTGCCCCAGCAGTGGTTAAAGTTCTATTTCGCTCCCTGCTGTTTTTATCGTATTTGACAGATGATAAAGCTGGTACATCAATATCTGTGAAAGTAGCACCAGGGACATAACTAATATCCATTTGAGGATCGATTGTTATTGTATTTGTTCCTTGGGCTGCAAATCCATTAAAGAATAGGTTGTAGTCATATACATTTGCAACCGCGTCACCCAACACAGTCACATCGTTAAAAATGTTGTTCTTGAACTCATTGTCCGAACTCACAACCACAATACCATCTTTGTTTTGGAATCGTGGGAAGTTGTCAAACGTATTGTTGTAGAACTTGTTTCCGCTTACCGTGTATGCGTATGTTCCTGTTGTTCCCCAATTAATTGCGTGAACATTCGCTCCGCCATCCCTAAAGATGCAGTTCTTGATGATGTTACCAGTTATATTTTGGTTAGAGGATTGATCCTCACTCGTATTGGTAAAGTAGACAGCTCCATAAAAAGAAGCCCCTGTTGGTATGCTGTGAACCTCGCAAGCGTCCACTACGTTGTTTTTAGCACCGTCACGAATGACAAGTCCTGCCGATGTTGTTCCACCTCCAGAAGCGTCCATTTCAACGTTATAGACATAATTATCTTGAACAGTTGCATGGCGCAGTTCAACCGCTCCATTGATATTTTTAACAACACAATTCTTGACTAAATTTCTCTCAACGGCATAGGTGTTATCAACAGTGTAATACTGATTTTTCAAGGAGATGCCATGACCACCGTGATCTGTTTGACCTTTTCTTTCTGCTATGCTTCCAATTATCGTATTGTACAAGCCAGATATGATGTAGTAGTAGTCGGTTTCCAAGTCAAGGTCAGGGAAGTTATTATCTGTCCTCTCTCCGTAAGATTTACAGTCAATGATTGAATTGTTGTTGCCCATCAAAACGATATTGACATCGGAAGCATCATTGAATACACAATCTTTGAATCGCATTTTTGTATTTGCAATTCCTGTACTGTAAACACTAGCCCCGTCCGTAGATACATCTCCTTGATCTAGGAAGTTACAACGCTCAACATGAATGTTATTAGCTGTGGTTGTATTTGCAAAATACATTCCATATCTATGATCTGTATATTGGAAATTCTTTACGATTAAATAGCTTGCCCCAGTAGCCTCAAAAGCCCTTGTGACTGCACCATTACCATCAACAGTTGGCATTTCACTTGTAGACCAGGCTACTCCGTAATCGTAGTAATTTGTTGTAATATCTCCTGGTGTGTTTTTATATCCAATGATCTTAATTGGATTTGCGGCTGTCCCGGCCCTGTTAACCAGATACATTTTATCATCACCATAATTACCCGCCTTAACGTAAAGAATATCTCCTGCTGATAATTGTCCATCCGCATAGGCTAAAGTTCTCCAGGCATTACCTTCCGACAAGCCATCATTTCCGTCATTACCTGAAGTTGTAACGTAATACGTGCTACCCGTAGACGATGGCTCAGAAATACGATTATCAACTTCCACTTGCATAAAGTCGTGTACAGTCCCATTACCACCCTCAAGCCAAACCAAAAGGTTATCCCAATAGGTAAAAGGTACAGTAACGTCTAAATAACCACCAAGACCATCACCGTCAATGACAAGTCCATTAGAGGCTTCCAGTGTCTTTCCAGATACTGTAAATCCTTGCTGAGTTAAACCTGTGATGTCTGCTGAAGCATCAAAGTAAACCCGGTCCGGATTGACATCGTCCACATAAAAGGCTGAGAGAACAGGAGTAAGCCCTGCGTCAGCCGGATTGTCAGGAGGGCCAACATCAATCGTCCATCCTCTGGCAATTAAATTTTGATAAGCGGTATATACAGCTCCGGTTAAAGACCCTGCATTGTTGATAATATCCAAACGCCCATTGGAAAGGCCATTGGAATCAAGCTGGTTGACAATCGAGTCCAAAGTTGCTGATTGTAGATTGTTTCCATGAATAGAAACAGTTGTAAGTAAAGGATTATTAGATATGTCCAGATAGTTTAGGCTGTTTCTGTAGGCCCATAATTCAAAAAGATCGGGATTGCTAGATATGTCTATGCTCGTAATCAGCTGATCGCGTATGACCAGCTCTCCCAGTTCCAAATTGCTTGTCACATCAGCTTCTGAAAGGGTGTTGCCAATCTTAACTTCAAATGTATAGAGGTCTTGCGCTAGGCTAACATCAAACCCAGTAATGGCTTTATCTGTAAATGTGATCTTGGTCAACCCAACAAAATCGGTCAATGATTTTATGCGTATGGTGTCTGTATCGACATTGCCGCTTAAATCAAAGACAGGCTCAACACTACCTGAAATGGTTTGGCTTTGGCCGCCGTTTACTGTCCAGGTTAAATCACCTCCAGAATTGATAATATCATCTGGAGAAAATGTAGCCGAATTGGATGTTGTTAGAAACTCCAAATAATCTTTAGGCTCTACAGGTGGCTTTTCAGCTTCTTGACCTATTTGCACTTGAACGATTGCCGGGTTTTGACAAAACATTATCGATGTTGCGAAAAGTAGTATGTAGATTAAGTTTTTCATAATTCGGGGCATCCTGTTTGTATTTGTGTGACTCTTCCGTTGTTATCAATTTTCACCTGTGTTGCTGTCGAACCGTTAAAGTTCCACCACCTATTACCTCCAGGCCAAGGGTTATAGCCATCCGTATCTTGATAGAAATAATTTCCTACTGCCGGATTCGTAAATTGGTTATTTGTATAAGCATTCTGCCATGCGCCTCCCGACTGACAAGTGATCACACCCGTTCCCGTATCAGAAAGTGTTCTTGGGTATGTTGTGATTGGCAATGGGCAGGAGAGCGGGTCATATTCTTTTGGAATATAATTAGGGTCAGGGGTGACTCCATCTGGCAGGAACTCGGTGTTTATTTCAACAACCCCTGCATTTGAGTCATCGTCAGACCATTTCTTGATTCTTCTCAGCCATATTTTGTATCCTGTATTGCTCATGATGGGCATTGTATTTTAGCTCTCCATGTAGTTACATTCACCGGGGCAAACACAATGAGCGTAACCTGGCCTCCTGTAATTTGATTTGCACTTATGTACCCTCTTCGACCATACCTGTAAAGAGTTTGCCCCTCATTGATAATTTCTGTTTCAGGGAAAATCAGATCAGTTTGCCCTAATCTGCGATCGGATGCAGGCACACCCAAACGATCCAATTCAGTTACAAAGTAGTCCGATGAGGATCCGATATATTTTGAATCGTACAAAACATTGCCACCGCTCAAAATTACAAACCGGTCTGGCACAGAGTAGGGTTGAACCTCAAACATGAAAGACCCTGTGCTCCCCGACATATTGATTGTATATTGCTTTGACACATTGCTATGTGATCCTTCAATATCTGTTGTTCCACAAGAAAGGACCGTTGGTGCCGTTGTAGCGAATATGATGATATTACTGTAAGAACTCCATTCCCCTGTATTGGTTTGGAACCTGGCTCTCATCTCATAATTTGTGTTGGATGAAAGACCTGTCAATGTAGTTTCCCGTAGAGATCCACTTACAGAGGATCCATGCAGGGTCCAACTACTGCCACTGCCGTAAACACGATATTCAAACCGGAATGTAGATACGGTCTGTCCAGACTTCACTTCCTCGGGATCGGCCCACACCAGATCTACCGATCCTGTATTAGCTCCAACATAGGTTAGAATGCCCATTGTATTGACACCGGTACTTGCCGATGTCGTGTAAGCGTTTACGTGATTGCTGTCCGGTGAGTTTTGACCGATAGTGTCTACCGCCACAACCCACATCTCATACTGGGTGTTGGCATTTAAACCATTAAACGTATAGAACAAACTGAGTCCAGCATTGTAACTATTCACGGTTCCCGTCTGAGGATTCCGGATATATGCTTGGTAATGATCGATCCCATTATCGTCACTGGAGATTGAATAACTTATTGTGAGGCTGTTTGGCGTGGCAGACGTATTGTAGATGACAGGTGCCGTTGGCGGGTCATCACCAATATCCGTTGTCTCGCAAGAGATAAACATTCCATCCCAATAATAAGGTCTTGGATTAAGCAATCTTCGTGGCACCAATTTGTTTGAAGGCCAGCTTACATATTCAGCGATCTTCTCAACCTCAATAGCAGCATCGACCTCAGCTTTTGTACAGGCTTTCTTGACTGAATCATCGAAAGGATTCTTTACGTCAAAACCTTCAAAAGCCACAAGCTCCCCGAGATCGGAGAATGTTACCATTTTGTCACTATCAATTGCCATTCTCTAGCTTTTCAATTCGTGATTCGAGTTGTTCTATTTTTTCTTCAAGTTCCTGTATCGCCTTTGCCTGAATAAATACTGTCTTGTAAATATCTACGGCTGTCATATCCTCGTTTCCAAATTCCTCGGGTGTATCTTCAATGATCACCCCTATTTTGTTCTTAGCACCCTCTATTCTGTCGTATGAAACAATTTCAAGGCTTCTGATGAGTTCTAGCGCGCTTTTGGTAAAAGGGGCTATGTTCATCTTCAAAGATCGCATAGAGCTTTCATAAAAGCCTCCTGCAGTAATATTGTAGCTTCCCGCATTCCAATCAGCTGACAAGCCTCCTAAACTGAAAGTAATATCAGGATCCGTAGTGGTGTCAATGACAACGCCTATTCCGTTTCCTCCAACAAATCCGATGTCTTCACCATCGGTTATCGCTTCTCGTAGAGTTCCAGTTTTATCTACCAAACGGAAAGAGGACATGGTTCCCTGTGCGCCGGCCGCCGCCGAAGTAATACGCCCTTGAGCGTCTACTGTAATATTTGCCGAATTGTATGTTCCGGGGGTAACCGCCGTATTTGTCAGGGCAAACGTCAGATTTGGGTTGGTGACCGTCGTTCCCGTTACCTGTATTCCGGTCCCGCTATCAAAACTTACGTTCTCTCCTTGTGTTATAGCCTCTTTAAAAACACCGTCCACTTCAATATCCCATGAAGTCATGCCGCCGGATGCCGGGGCTGACCATACATATTGACCTGGTGTTGACGTTGCTGTCAGCACATTTCCGGAGTTGGTAGAGCCACTTGCGGGCACATGCAAGTTTCCGTCTCCTGTTGGATGCACATAATTGTTTGCATCAAGATCTCCCACATACCCCAAGTTAGCAAGTGTAATATTTCGCGTACCTATATCTGTCACAATTCCGTCAGTCACCGCAATACGGTCAAATACAGTTGCTCCTGAAAGGTCTGCCGTATTTCGGTCAAAGGTTCCGTGGTTGTGAGAATTTATGGCATAACGTCCATCGTTATAATCTCGGTTTCCGATACCATCACCTGTTGTTGGATCCCAAGCTGTTTGTAATTGAGAATTGGCACTGCTGATTTGAAATGAAATTCCATTTGAATTAAAACTCATTGCATTCAAATCAGCCTGTATGATTCCTGTGTTCGGTCCATTGGTTGATTCAAAATACAAAGTTGGATTTGTAATCGTATTATCACCTATTGTTAACCTCGTCTGAAACGTATTGCCAATATTAGTGAATGTATTCGCTTGACTCAATCTTGCATAATCTGAAGCTACAACACCTCCAAGACTGTCTGTATTGTTGACCGCTCCATCATCATTTGTGTCATATACACTTTTGAGCATATCACCACCGCCAGATATAGACCGCCAAACACCATCGCCAAAAAGAATGGTAGAAGCACTTGGCGTTCCCGTTGCGTCAAGATCGTCCATTTGTACGGCCCCATTGGCAATAGTCGTTGCAAAAGAGCCTGTTCCTGACCCTGTAATATCTCCTGTAAGCGTAATAGTCTGGTCACCCGAGTTTACTCCTGAAAGGTTGCCTAAATTGGTCACATCGGTAGCCGTAACAAACTGGTGAGCCTGACCTGTATCGTCAATATCGTCTGAAGTAAGAACAACGGCTCCTGTTTCTCCATTAACGGAATCGACTGCGCCACTACCGCCCCCAGCTCCCGGAGTAGATACAAGCCATTCGCCAGCCACTGAATCGAGAACATAAGTAGCAAAGTACCCATTTGGAATACTATTGTTCTGCCCTTTGATTGTGTTTGCCGATGAGAGAGCAACATTGCCGCCTGTATCATTAAAGACAGTCTGGTTGTAACCATCAGGCAATCCTGTCAAATCCAATGTGACAGTCGTTCCTCCGGTCATATCGATAAAATCTCCCTTTTCAGCAAGTGTTGTAGAGAAATTGGCATTTTTTGTAATGCGATCAACTTCTTCTGTGGCATAGCGATTGTCATTGTAGGTCACATTTCCAATATGGTCCCCTGTTGTAGGATCACTATTGAGCGTAATGTTTTCGTCAAATACGTTATTGCCGGTGAACGTCTGGTTGCCTGCCAGGTAAACATCACCACCGCCACCGCCACCGGCGCCGCCAATAATGACACTCCATTGTGTTGCTCCTGTTTTTTCCATGTAGACATAATAACCAGGCGCAAGTATCGCGGGCAATGTTTGGTTGTTAAATGTGCTTTGTCCCGCTGCAATATCAACCGTGATATTGTTTGCCGACCCATTTACAATTGTATTTTCATATTCAACAAGCAACCCTGTCCCGTCAATGGTAATTGTATTTCCGGAAGTCATGATTCCTTTCTGACCTGAGTTGCTTGCATCGGTCGTATAGTCCGTTGTAATGGCGTATTGGATATTTCCGGCTACAGTATTGTCAATGTCAATTTGAAGCTCTTCAAGGGCGTTTTGCACATCTGTTGAAGTGAGGTTTCCTGCAGGCGTAATCGCAATATTATCTCCGGTATGATATAGGTTGTCCAAATACCAGTCTACAGACATAACTACATTTTCTCCAATAGCATCAATCTCGGCATTGGTTGCATTGTAAGTGATCGCCTCATTGAAAGTATTATTCCCGGTAAAGGTTGTATTATCTGTGCTTTGCACATATGTTCCGAAGTCTGTAATCTGGCTTGTAGTAATTGAAAGAGCCGACATGATGACTTCTCCTGTAATTGATGGCGTGTTGTCATCGTAGGTGAAGTTTATACTTGTTCCGTCCAACAAGATGCTTCCAATAGCGTCTTGAGCGTTTTCATCATTATATCCCCCTCCAGCAATAATTTCATCATCCACATATTTTTTAGTTGCAGGATGGTAGTCGGCCGTTGGCACAAAAGCCGTAGTGTTTGTCGTTCCGGCAAGATTATCCTCCATGTACTGCATATTGACTGCATCTGTATTTCCAACAGGATCCGATACCGCCACCGTTCCGTCAAAGGAATAATTTCCGCTGACCTCATTGTTGACAAAAACAATGTCTTTGGTTTGAGCGTCAAAAGAAATGGAAGCTTTTACTTCTCCGGTGCCACCACCATAAAAATTCAAATATCCATAGGTACTCTGGTTGCCTATGCGTATGCCGTCAATTACGGTTATGCCTTGCTCGAAAATTTCATCTATATCGGTTCGAGCGTAATTTGTAGGATCAAAAGAAGATAGGTTGTCTATGATCGTTTTGTCAGCCGGACTGAGAAGTCCTGCATTGATCGGCGTAGCGAATAATAGCGTAGCATCGTCTCCTGTACTTGATGAAACAACAACACCTGTAGGGCTATGCGTAGCTGAAAGATCTGTATTGCCAGCTCCACCACCACCAATACCCTCATTTTCGAGAAGCGTGATAAACTCATCCCAAGTGACAATATCTACAATCTTGTCATCTCCACGAGTGAGCAAGTTGTTCACTGTTGTTGTTTCGTCTGCCTCGTCAAGCTGAAGTTGTGTTCGAGTCTTGTGAGGAGGCCCTTGTTGCGAATAGCCAAAGGCAAAAACAAAAAGAGCTATTAATACTAGATATTTTTTCATGATTCTTTTTTTATCCTATTGTTGATTTATCCCAAACGGCATCATTATCCCAGTCATCAGGATCGCCGCCCAAAAACTCAGCGATAATCACATAGCCGTTTTTATCTCCGACAGCTTTATCGCCAGGCTCCCAAGCGCCATCGACAAAATTATTCAATCCTTTTACATGATAGAAGCGCCTACCGTCAATAGTAAGCACTTTCCATGGCCCCATGCGCTTGTTGAACTCTTCTGCCATTCGCTCTGCAAACGCAGCTAATTCCGTATCTAATTGTTCTGATAATTTTGCCATTGCTTTAAGTTAAATTTGCTTCAAATACTGCAACCATATCTACGGTAAGATCTCCGCAATCAGCATCACCACTACCCGGAGGCGCGGTTGTAGACCCGCCAATGAGTATGTCTGCATATGGATCCTCTACCTGGCCACATGTCAATGTGATCAATTGTGATGTAGGCGTTCTCAGAGTCTCTCCGATAATGGAAAGTTCTTCTTCTGTCGGGAAAGCATCATGCCCTCTGGAGGCCATAACAAGATCTTCATAATCTCTTTTCAAATAGCGTAATTGCTGCCTATCTCCCTGGCCCATAAAAACTTTCCTTGCATACATTTTCCAAACCATTCGAGCAACAACAGCTCGCTTGTGATTCATTGTCGTTACAGGCTGCCCATAACTGTCCGTCATGAATCCCATGTATTTCAAGTCAACACTGTCCGGGCCATCTTCATAAAGCTTAATGCCATTACCCATCCACCGACCTGTGTTGATTGCAGCGTAATGGTATTCCCCTGTAAAATCATAAGGAACCGGAAGCCAAGAGCCGTCATAACCTTCAGAACCCTTTGTGTAGGTTTTAATCTTTGGTACGATTGTGCCGTGGTACCCTATGTCTTCTTCTGCATCAAAAATAATGCGAGCCAATTTCTCGTAATAGTTTTGAGCGTTTTCAATGCCGGTTTCGTCTTTAAACGACTGCACCAACTCTTCAAAGAATACTAATCCACTAATCATTTCGCACCAATTTGGTTATTAATTTTATTGTAGCCTCATGCTTTTCATCCAAGAGACTTGTGTCTTGTGTTGCCCTTATCCTGTCTGTCCATTCCAAATGAATGTTACTGTGTCTTACTTTGATCAGCTTCATGTTCAGGGCATAGGACAATTTCATTCGGTGATACCAGATGAAGTAAATGGAATCCTGCAGAAGTTTGTTCTTTCTACGTGATCGTGTTTTCATTAATTTCCCGCCGATAGGAAAATACATAGGCTGATCCCCGTAATAAAGATCGCCCAGGTAAACTTCACTGTATGCTTTGAGAATTGATCGAAATTGTTTTATCTCGATCTTCTTTTTTTTATTGAAGGGGGTTTTGACTCCGAAGTGCTTTAACGTGTCGTATTTCTTTCCTCCTCTCAGACACTTCTGAAAGAAATAGTTAATGCCAAATACGTCTCGTTTTATTTCCATCCTAATTTGTTCTTCCTAAGTCATGGTAGCGCACGGAATCTTCTTTTTGATTAGTGACTTCATCTTTTTTAATCTCTGTCATGATAAACAGATTGTTCTTTTTAATCAAGTTTTTGAGTATCGGAATCAGATCAGGATTAAGCGGGTAGGGACTGCTTGTCCAGTCGTAATTCGGATCGTCACTTGGATCCTGCAAAATGCAAGAAACATGGACTTTCTTTTCTTGAATGGCTGAGATTTCAGCATCTATTCCAGCCGTTCCTCCATAACCTATATCGGTACTCTTACCCTCAAAAATATGAATTTTATTACCAGAATAAAAAGCTTTAGTTCCAAATTGAGTGGTCCGGTTTCTACGCGAATGAACGAAATCCTCCTTGTTCATCAGAGGAATTGCATTGCCGGTAGCCGAAGTCAATCGGATGCTTTCATATCCGGGAAACATGACAATCGGCGGTAGTTCGACAACGTAAAGCATATCCTCTATCGTTGTTATCAGAACACCAAGGTCTTGAAACTCAGAATCGCCAAGAACTCTGTCTCGACGATAAGCTTGGCGAATAACATCGGGGCGATGCTCTTGGAGAAAAGATCGTATCTCACGCTCTCCAATACGATTGTCTTGGTTAATTGTGCCTCCTTTGTATTCTATCTGAAGCTGGTGAACGATGTTTTCTTCTGTGAGCATGATTAATTACTTTTCCCAAATTTAACTTCCTGTAATGACTTTCCCTGGTGTCGGGGATCTCCCAACTCATTGTAGTAAGAAGACACCATCATTTCCAATATCTTTTCAACGGTATGATCCGGCAGGTCAACAGCAATCTCAACACTGATATCCCCTCCGTAATTTCCAAATTCAGGCTTTTTCCAGTACCATCCTTTCATTTTGACGCCTTGCGATACAGATGACCCATAAAGTGCGACATAGTCGCTGTATTGGATTATAGTAGGGTACTCATCCGTGGGCGTTCGCAAGGAATTGATTTTTTGCCCCTGCAATTCCCCTTTCCTGATAAAGCTGATCTCGCGGACCGTCTTTCCAGGAATTTGGGGGATTACTGTTTCTATATGATAATACTCTTGAGGCAAAGCTGCAATAAGCTCTTCTCCATTGGCAGGGTTGACAGCCATCAGCAAATCCAAAGGTCTGCTTAAAGGGGCTACAAGATCTCTCTGCTTTTGATTTATCTCATTGAAGTTTATGATCGATTCAAGAAAGCTATACGTCTGTGTCACGAGCATTTCCATGGTTCGCGGTAAACTGACGGTATTGGTTCCCTGCTTGTCTATCTTGTCAAGAAACTTGTTGTAGAGATAATCTATGGAGAAGGCCATTGTATTGCAGTTTTAAATTACTTTTTCGTGCTTCGTTCAATTTCCTTTTGCTCTTCCTCTTGAGCTTTGGAAAGTGCATCCATCATTTCCTCTTTGATCTGAGGCTCATCATCCCAATGTCTAAGGATCCCTATGTCTCCGGTTGCCAAAGGAATGTTTCTGAACTTGTAGATGCCATTCGGATTTTTGGCAATAATACGCAGTCGCTTCATTTCTTTGAGGATAAAGGAGTTTGCGTATTTGTCAATCTCGGTGATCATTTCATTGACTTGTCGTGCGTTTTCAATGTCGGCACGAACATAATTTTTGAGTGTTTTTCTCAGGGCCTTGCGCTCGGTTACCGGGTTGGAAACAAATCGCCTGTCACGATAAGTTTTACCCAGCTCCGCAAGGATGACTCTCAAATTATGTAATGACAAGGCACTTGTGCCGCTGTCAAATGAAATTCTGCCCACCAACTTGTCAATGTAATCGTCTTCGTCGATCTTTCTTTGATCTTGGAAGTTGAGGTTCACAAGCCTCCATGGCCCAGGCTTTTTGATTGCCTTGTAAGCATCGGGAACATGATCGTAATATTCAACCGTGATTTCTGGATTGTGGATCAACCACTGAATGTCCAGCTTGTGTTGAATATTATTGTCCGGGAAGAATTTGGTTCTTTCACTTTCAATGAAGAGATAAGGCATTACCTTGCCATCAGCATTGCGCCTCTCTATTGTCTTACCGTTTCTTGGATTCTCATACGGGCCCAATGTCTGTCCTCCAAATACGTTTGTTGGCTTCTTTTTCTGGTATCTCAGTTCCCATACCCCCTCGAGGTCGGGCAGCCAGTCTTGACCCAGTTTCTTTTCTTTTACTGCTTCTGTTTTCATTTTATCTACTGATTTAAGTTAAAAAAATAGAATACACCAACCCCGAAGGGCTGGTGTACTCTGGTGATTGGTATATAAGGCTTACCATCTTAGTAGTGCCAAGTGGTTACGTTTTCACTTGCAACAGGTTCGCCAGACAATGCGCCTCCAGCAAACTTAGCACTTGCCTTGATCTTTCCACAGCTCTCTGTAGAGTAGATAATTGGCATGTACTCGCTGAGCAAGTCATAGCGTCCACCGTCAAATCCAGTGGCAGCTACTGAAGAGCCGTCTCTGTTTTTGTCAAGTGAATGCATACCATCGATGTACTTGGCTCTGAGTGCTCGTCCTGTACGGGCCAAAAGGTCGATGTTGGAAACACCGTTAACCATAGAGGCGTTAAGCACGTAGATTGTACCAGTACCGATGATACCACCGTTTTGCGGAACAAACGCTGGGTTGTTCATCAAGTCATCTTCAATGAAAATGAATGTGTTCCCCAGGTAATTGTACTTGTTGATTGAGAAACCAAGAGAGTGCTCTTTACCTGTACGGTAGTTGAACACAGTCTGCGTAGCTCCAAGAACAGTACCTCCCTCGGTAGAGTTCCATCCAACAAGACGTTTGAATCCTTGATCAATCTTGATGTGACCCAATTTGTCACCAATACCCACAAAGGTATTTCCGGTCGGGCCGGCAGGTGAGCGTTGAGCCAAAACAGTCATGAACAACTCGAGCAGAGCGATTGGGAAATCGTTATTCGGGTTGTAAGTCACTGTAAAGACATCATCCAGCTGAGATACCCATCCGTCACCGATGACTGGGGCAACAATACCGTAATCGGCTGTAAACCCATCAAGGGTCAACAGGTTGGTACCGTAGTCCTCAAACCATTTGTGACTTGAAGCATCCATGGACGTTCTTGAATAGCGACATCCAAGCTCCAGGTAGGTTGCATGACGCTCTCTCAGATCGAGTACAGCTTCCCACTCCCACATTCTCGCGCCTGTGTCAGTGTTGCGAAGCCAAACGACTTTCTTTTGAGATAATGCTGAACCGGTGATGGTCAAAGTGGAACGAGAAATGAAAGAGTAATTGATTTTCCATTTAGTCCTTCTTTCTCTTTGGTAACCTCTTTGAGATCCTTCACCAAACCTGTTACCACCTTCTGAGAGAAGTTCTCCGTCAGCCAGATCTGCTTCAGCAAAGAAGCCTGTTGGCGTTTGACACTTCACATTGACGATATAGTGGTCGTTGGTGCTTGCTTTTCGAGGTGTTCCCATTACAATGAAATGCGCCCCCTCGTAGGCACCCAAGATGATTACATCACCCTCATTGAATTTCTCTCCAAACACGTTTGATGCAGGGTCATGCTTCACAGCAATTGATCCTACCACGTTATGAACCACTCCGTCAGCATCTCCAACAGCAACTTCATATGTAATGCCATTTCCTGTCATGTCATTTCCGGCAAATACAATACCGAAATGAGCATCACCCGTTGCATAAGCAGGGATAAACAAACTGCCCTGGTACTGCACACGGTAAGCGTTATCGGAGATCTCTCCGGAAGCGGCCATAACTTTTCCTTGCTTGGCCCCCATGTTGATTCGTCCAGTGGCGTACAAGAACGAGATGAACTTGTTCTTGTTGGCAAACAGTTCAAAGGATTTCTCCTTAACTGCGAAATTTTTATTCATATTGATGGTCAATGAAAGATCCTCAGTATGAATTTGCGGGTTGTACCGCTCTCCTAATTCTCTAAAAATTTGCGACATTTTAAAATCGTATTAAATTAAACTTTTGATTAAAAAATGACTATCACTGATGTACTCGCCACCAGATCGGGTCTATCCACAATCGATTCTGTAGTTTTCTCCAGGCTAAAGCGTACTCGCCGCTTTAAGATGCCCAGAGACTTCCCACATCTTTTGATCCGCCACTACTGTCACTGGTCCTTTTAACCTGTACGTTGGACGATGAAGCTTTACCTTCAAGCTTGCTCAGTACCTCATCTACCCCCGCATCATATCCGGGTCGGCTCAGCACACTCATGATTTTGTCTTTCATGGAGTACAGAAGCTCTAACTCAAAAGCAGTTGCCGGGTCACGGTCAATCAAATTGCGTAAATTGTTTTTATTGGCATTGTTGTATGCCTTTACCGCGTCCTTACGTGAAACCTGAACACCCATATAGGTTTTCGCTTTCAGTATGTCGGCGGCTGTTTCGTACATTTTCTGTTTCTTCAGGCTCTCTTGCTCTTTTTCAGCTTCGGACTGCTTGGACTCGAAGCTTTGGATTACCTGGTTGTTCTCACGCTTATAGCTTTCCAGCTCCATTTTAAAAGCGCGGTATGTCGTTTGAAGGATCCCCAAGTCTTTCTGACGGTTGACCTCTTCTTTGATCTCTTGGATCACCATTTCGTTATTGACGTCCTTACCATCCTTTTGGAAGTTTCTGCGAACATCGTAAAAGACTGCATCCTCAATAGGCATTTTCAGGATTGCATCATAGGTCTCATTAAGTTGCCTTGCCTGGTCAACTTGCTGGCGCTCTTCATTGACCTCCTCAGAACGAACTTCCGATTTAAAGGCTTCCACTTCTGCCATCGTTTTAAAGTCCGTTTTCATGATCCTATTGAAAGCCTCTACATCAGGGTCAACCTCATCCTCGATTCCTTTTTCGAGATCCTCAAGCTTCAAGTCAAAATCTTCATCTTCAAGATCGCCTTCGTCTTCATCATCTTCTTTGGAATCCTCAACTTTTTTGTTGGGGTCATAATCAGCCGGGTAAGTAGCATCCTTGCCATGGTCGGCCGGAGGGCGCGACTCTTCTTTTGCTGGTGGTTGCTGAGCTTTGATTTCATCTGGAGTCATAAACTCCTTGGCGAAATCGTCCTGCAGTGAACTTTGATTTTCATTCAACTGCGTATCAGCATCCTCATAGCCATCAAGGGTGCTCATATCAATTTTTTGAAATTGACTGTCGTCGTTAGGATTTAATTCTGTACTCATCGTGTTCTATTTTACTGGTTTATACTTACAAATATACTTCTTTTTTACTTCGACTCCTGAGCGGCCGGCTCTGGCTTGCTTTTTGATTCAGCCTTGGGCTTGCTATCAGAGCCACTACTGGAGCCTGAAGAATCGCTCTTTTGCCCTTGCTGACTTTCCAGCTCAGCTCGCTTTATGCGCTCATTGGATAGCCTCTGCTCATTGGCATTTCGCGTTTGGGCATTGGCCTGTATTTTAGCAATCTCAATTTTATTCTCTCGGTCAAGCTGATTTTGCTCAGCTTCAAAAACTCTTTCATCCTGCTTTTCTTGGATGTTGGCATCATTCATTTCTTTTTCCATTTGCTCTCTGGCCTCTTGAATCTCTTCCATGGCTTTTACACTACGCTCAAAGATTGCTTTGCCCTCTGTCGCTTCCTCAGCTTCCAGTACGGAAATAAGATCAAGGATGAGCCTTGGGTCATTGGCGGTGCTTAGAGCCATTTCAGCGGCCCGGTCGATATTCTGCTTATCGCGGAAATTCTTAGCACTGTCACCAATGTAGATCCCCAGGTCGGCCTCAAAGAAGTCTTGGTATAATGTGAAGAACTTGGTCTGGCCGTCACCAAAAATTTGTTGGAAGACCTCCCCCTGGTCATAGACATACTTGCATACCTGCAAGAACCGGGTCAGCATGGAGCCAATAAAATTATCAAAAGGCTCAAAGTAAACTTCCAGTCGGCTGTGTGAAGCCAATACCTTTCTGTTGATGCTCGTAGCCGTATCGTACTTCTCTCCTCCTTCTTGCTCTGAAGATTGTAAACCACTGAACTTGTAAGAGAGATCCTCAATAAGTATCAGGGCATTCATAAGGTCTTGGAAGTAGCCCCGATTGGAAAGATCCATGGTCGTAAACTGATTGAAGGTATTACGCTGCCCTTTGTCCTTGGAATTGATCAGCACCACCTTATCCTTACGCATATGGTGAAACACCCTGTTGACGGCATTTTTAGCCCCGCCAGGGCCTTGAATAAATTCTTTCGGTGTCTGAGCCACGTCATAGACCAAAACCTTGCCCTCAAGCTGGTTGACGAAAAGCTTCATCTGGTAGAGGATGTCTGACGCGTATTGTTGCAAACCTTTTAACTTACGCGCCAAACTACGCACCTCGTACCCTTTGAGATCCGTCCTGCCAATAAGGCCGATGGCCGGAATGTAACTTTTTGCCGGGCTGTCAATCCGAGGATGCCTTTCTTTCAGCTCCCCATAGGAAAGGACAACTTCGGGACCGATCATATCAATGTGGTGTATCGTTTCAACACTCACCGTTGTTATCTTGTCGTTGTTTCTCTTTCGGTAGCTTTTGGGAATAAGGCGCTTGAACTTCTCTCCCGTGATCTTATCAACATCCTCTTTGTAACGTATGTCCCGGCGAGACTTCCACTGCATTTTCATCACGCGAAGCCTGTGGTTGTTGCCGCTGGTCTGATACCAATTACGGTAGCTGGTGCCCTCACTGCAATTTGCGTAGTCCGTAGCATCGGAGAGATTGTCAAAGTTGAAGTTGTCCTGCTTGATTGATCCGCTTCGCATACTCTGAAAAGCCATTGTGACTTTCTTGCGGTTCTTATCGTCCAACGGGTACTCATTGAGAATTTCGTTTTCGTGCTTCCACTGCCACGAGGCCCAAACATTGACATTGTCCTGGACCTCTTTTGAAGGGTCTATATCGTAGTAACATTCATCATAGCGGTAACGCTCAAGCTTGGGATGCCCGTCCTCCTGTCCAATGTAGCAAGCCGCTGTATCGCCATAAAGGTACTCGGTAAGAAGCGAGCGGAAGCGTTCTTTGTTTCTGTTGACATCAAGGAATTGCGTTATAAGATCCTCAGCCATTTCCTCGGCATGAGTCTTGAAGGTTTTTAAGAAGTGTTCTTCAATATTGTCGGGGATCTCCAGGTCAGGATTATCGGTTTCAAGGGAAAGGTCGTGAGTAGCATTGATATTCTCGGTGTACTGACGCATCATGTCCTCCATCATCATGTCTACCTTGGCATCGAGCTTGGAGTTGACCGCCTCGCGATTGATGCTGTATGCACTTCGCTTGGGCGGACGGGAGAGATACTTACCCACAACACTGTCGATGACACTCTCAATAAGTGGGTAAACCTCATAATTCTCACCCAACGGCTCTCCGTGGGGGCTGGTGACGCTTGCCCGCTTAACAGGCTTTGCCAGATAAAGCTGCTCGAGCTTGGCTATTTCTGTAAGTCGCTGTGAGAATTGGGTTCCTCCCAAGTATTCAACCAAAGTGTTGGCATGTAGGATGTGCCACTTCTTTGTTTTTTTCTGTTTTTCAGAAACCCGCTGATCGGGCATCTGGAAATCGTTACTCTTCATGCTCTGCCATTTTAGCTAAATATTCTTCGCGTAAGGACGCGAATGGATCCTGGGGTTGCGTTTGAAGCTCCTGCAATGCAGATAACTTTTTTTGCCGTTCTTTCTCTAATTGTTGTTGCTGTACCTTTACAAAGTTAAGATAATTCTCCCTTTCTTCGCCGGAGAGGTGTTTTCTTTTGTCAAAGACCTGTAATTTCTCGCCCCCGGGGCTGTCATAAACTTGCGCTACCAACTCGCCTCTTTCATTCTCCTGGTAGTAGATCATTCCATCCAAAAGGCTATCATCAACCTCATGCTCATCAATGTCATCGGTAATGTAATCCCATAGATCCTGCTTGTGGATAAGAGCAATACCATAGGCCATAGCGATATCGGTATTGACCTCCCCATACTCGATCAGTTCGTCCAAAACCTCTTCAAAGTAAATGCTGTAACAGTTGTCCAGAACCTCCAACTTGAGAAGTTTTGTTACCAGGGCAGCAAAACCTTTCTTTCCGGCAGTCATACGCACACCGTACTGCTGACGGCCTTTGTTGGTAACCAGGTCCGGAGACAGGTCCGGATTCTCCCGGAGCCACTCATAAGCATCTACATCACGGAAGTAGTTAAGTACCGCAATCTTGGTGTATTCAATAAGACTCTGCGCTTTCCAGTAAACACTCTGCTTGAGGCAATTGTCCCAAAAAGTGTCATCACTGGAGCCGTCACCGCGCTCATAAACGTAGGCAATCGGCAAGTCATACTCATTGGAAACACCATTAAAGCAACGGTAAACCAGCGAGCAACCCAGAGAGGTGCTCTCAGAAGCCTCTTCCTCATCATAACTGTCAACCCCTATAATGTCAGCATTGTACGGCATCCGGGGATCGTTAATCGGCGCAAAGCCTTTCAGCTTGCATACAGGCCCCTCGGGATCCGGAACAAACTTCACCTCAGCCTTATGCTTCATGCGTACCTTGTTGCGCTCCTTAACAGTTCGGCAACGGCTCAGCTCAATAGCAAATTCCTCCCGGTCGACCCACTCATAGCGGCCACGCTCTTCCTCATGCTGAACCTCTTTATTGTAAACAGCCTCCCTCTGGGCTGAAAGCATAATACGATTCAAGACACCACCATCGGTCTTTAAGAAGATATCGCTCTCCTTAATCGCATTACTCTGCACCTCCTTGATATAACCCTCCTTGCTTTTTCTCGCCTCTTGCCTTCGCTTGAGGATGTGCTTGAGTGCGCCTTCCTCATCATTAAGGCCGGTACGCATATCAAAGAAATTCACACCCTTGTCCATCTCGTCAGCTTCCTCATCGGGAGACCCCGGGTAAAACATAAATTTCGGAATGACAATCTTCTTAAGCCCGTAAGCGGCCGGGTTGGCCATCATCACCTTGAAATCCTTAGACCCTTTTTCAACTTCACCACCGGTACCAAACAAAAAGGGAACACCAAACTGCGTACTCCCATCGGTAAAACAAGGCTCACTGGCCTTGTAACTTTTTATCAGATTGTCATGGATGCCAATTTCCTCAAAAATGAAAAAACTGTAAGAACCCCCCTCGAAAGCACTTGGGTCGCTAAAGAAAGTACGGATGTCCACCTGACTGTTCAGGCCATGGTCCTCACGAACACCATTGACATTGACCTCATAACATAGGCGAAGCTCCTCTTTCTTGTAGCGGTACTTGACCTGGTACTCCGGCCGGACGCTCTGAATACCCTTCTTGAGCTTCGCAAAAAGGGCCTGCGCCTTATCCTCTTTTCCGGCACCCACCGCCACAAAGTTGTCCTTGTAAAACAACATCTGCCAGTAAAGCATCACCGATCCAATATAACTAAGCCCCATCCTTCTTGATTTGCCCACGATTATTCCATAACCGTCTCGCTCAGCCTTTTCCAGCTCCAAAAATATCATGTGATCCAATACCCGGTAAAAAGGGTAATCCAAAACCTTCTTGCGCTTGCCCTCGGGAAGCAATAGGATCTTGAACATGTTGAGATAAAAATAATGAGCCCCCGTAATGCGCGGATACTCAATCCCATCGACAATGGGTGCATAACCCTCCATGCAACGCCTGTCCTGCTCATCCCAAAAATCATCATACTCCAAGGAGTTCTCATCCATGTCAGGAACACCATACACCACCTTGTCATCTATCATGTGAGGCACATCATCATGCGTCAGAGGCGAATAGTGCTTACTGTGAAACTTGCCCCCACTGACCTTGTCGGCCCACATAATACGGTCACGTATATTGAAGACAAACCCATTGCGCCGCCCCTTGAGAAGCTGCTTCTCCCGCTCGGAGAGAATGTACTTTTTTATTTTCTTCGCTTTTACCGCCATACACAAATAAAAAAAGCGGGAAGTAGGCAAAGCTCCCCGCCGAAAATCGGATTAGGCAAACCAGTAAGAAATACTAATCCGGATATCATGAAATCACTGGTTTTGATAAAATGACTGCTTGTCCTCGATCTTGCGCTCTAAACGCTTGAGCCTGTACTTGCCTTTGACAGGCCCTTTTTTGATCTCCTCATAGATGTCATTGTCTTTCTTCCACTGCTCCAACAAGCCTTTGGTCAGATTCAACTGAGAAAACTTGTCCTTGAGCTTGCTGGCATCAGCGCCCTCCCCACGCAATCGCTCCAACTCCTTGAGCTGGTCGCGCTGCATATTCTCCAAAAGCAACTTCTCCATAAGCGCCGGATTGTACTGAAGCTCATCATACTTGTTGAGCGCTACCTGTATCTTCTCCTGGTTCCAGACAAACGCATCACGATTACCCGTAACCTCATACATCGCCCGGCGATGACGCTCCGATAAAGAATAATTAGCAAAAGGTGTCAGGTGATCCACCGTCAAGGCAATCGCAGTCATACACTCTATGCCCAGCTCCGGATCATCCAAGATATCCCTAAACGCCTTAATAGAACGGATGCCGTCATACTCCTTGTCGACAGCAACCAACCCCGAACGCTTATTGATCTCTACCAGGTACACCTACTTCTTCTTTTTAGGTTTCTTACCCGCCGGAACCAACTTCTCCAACTTCTTGTTCTTCTCCTGCTCAGCCAAAAGACGCTCCTGCTCCTTCTCCTGCTTCTCCTGCTGCAACTTCTCCAAATCCTCCTTCAACCCCGGATAGTCCGTAGCCAACTGATTCAACGCAACGTGAATCTCCAAAGGACTCTTCGAGATACGCATCTCCTTCTTCATACGCGAACTCAGCGCCTTAGCCAAACGCTCCTTCACAATACCATACTCGGTCATCATGTTCTGAACACGCGTAAGTGCATCATTGCTCTCCTCAGCCGTAATAGCACCCAAACTCTGAGCCGTAAACACATGGTTGCCACTACGCTTTAAATCCTCCAAAACACTGCCCGCCATATCATGAAAACCAAATAACGCCGTCGTGTCCAACTTGCGTATAACCGCATCCGAAGCACAGCGAACATCCTCGCGCTGGATCCGTTTCGTTTGCTTAATCTTACTCTTCCCCTCCTCCTTCATCTCTTTTACCTTACCCATAACTACTGATTTATCAAATTAAACGTCTCCCCATTCTCATGAGCCTCAAGAGAAGCGTCAGGAACAAAAATCAAACTGCTCGAAACACCACTGCCACCATTGTAATCCACAACACGCAACATAACACCCCCGTCACACTCGAAACCCAGAACATACTTCTGGACCCCCTGACGAGGTTGTGCCTCCCTGTAAATAACCTTGAATGGATTCTCCCCAACAGAAATCTTGTCAGGAATGTCACTAGCGGACCTAACCGCATCCTGGATGACCTCGCCCTGCTCCGGACTGCCATCAACTAAATAAGCCTGCTCCAAAACAGACTCCTCCTTTGCCTTTGCCATACTATTACTGGTTTAAAATTAAAACTACTTCTTCTTAACAGGCTTGTTCAACTTCGCCATACGCGCACGCTCAGCCTTCTTAGCCGCCAAAAGCTTCGCCTGCTTAGCCTTATACCCCTCACTCTTCAACAACGCCTCACGCTTGCCCGCATTCGCCGCCTCACTCATCGCAATCTGACCCTCGGTGAACTCAAACTTCTTGTTGACACCCTCACCCGTCCTAATCGCACGCTCAGATGCCTCAACAGCACCCTCGACACCCTCAGAACCCTCAGCCTCCAAAGACGCCCGCTCAGCCTCTATAATCGACGCTATCAAGTCATCCTTCTTTAAACTCTCGTCAGACCCCGGGAACATCTCGTAAATCTCCCCCTTAGTCATACCCTCCAATTTACTCCTTAATTCTTCCATGATAAATACTTTAAATGAAACTTCAATAGCCCAAAGATAAAACATTCTGACAAATGTTACCGCATAGCAGTATATCATATCAACGCAAAGGACGTAACATAATAATGCAAGGACGCGGGGCACACCCTCAAAATCCCCCCGTGGGTTTTGAATTTTTGGGGTACACCCCCTTTTATATAACATTTAATTTTTAACGCAATGAGAACCTTTAATTTAAGAGTACCAGTACCAACAATCCAAGACTTGAAATCCCTTAAATCGAGAGCTGTAGCAGCTTATAATAGGGTTAAAGATGTGCCTGAAGACTCAACTGAAGAGCGTCAGCCTTACCAGGTCATTAAGATCAAGAACATGAACAGCGGTGAGGTGGAGAGTGAACTTATGAATTTAATCACGAAGGAGATTGTCACACTTCCTGTGAAGTTAGGGGAATATAAAGATGTCGTTTACATAAAGAAATAATGATAAACTTAGATAAAGACAACGAGAACAAGAGCGCATTGGAGCGCTATCCTAAATGTAATAAACCATTAAACTATAATCATGAGAACACGAATAAAGAGAATCAGTTGGCCGAAGGAAGTACGCCTACTGGCTGAGTTGTACGAGCTCAGGGAATCAATCGTATGCGACATTTATCGTAGGAACAAACAGGATCTTACGAAGACACAGTTTGAATTAGGAGTATATAAACAAACATTAACCATTAAGACAAAGTAATTATGGAACAAGGAACAAAAGTCAGTTACAAGTTAATCAATGTAGAGTTGGATCACGAGGACTTCAAGGACCGCACAGGCACCTTGCTAGCAGCAAGTGAGCAAGGAGAGGTCAGGGAGTTCATCGTAAGGATCAGCCCATGGTTGGAGCATCAGATCCGTGAATCCAGGAAGGATCCATCACGTATGCAGTACGAGAATGTATGGTTCACCAGTGAGTTGTACTCAACACTCTACAAAGAGAACCCACTGAAGCTTGTGCGCTTCAAGGACAAGGATGGTGTCACCATCAATTGGTATTTAAAGCTTGTCAATGAGGGCAAGAAGAAGGTACGCAGAGGTATCGATGTCTTCCAACGCAGAGTTGAAGCCACGGTCACCAATGCCCAGGGACAGTCCTTGCACGAACAAGTGCCAAGCAAGTATTTCCGCAGGTATGAAGAGTTTGTAATCAAGTCATAATTTAAAGCCGGCTGGGCAACCGGGTTACCAACTGCCCATTATAATATGAAAACGCTAAGTCTTGCAGCGGGAGCTGTATTATTCGGTCTTGTAGTTGTTGTAGGTCTGTACATAGGTGCAGCGATAGCGAGCTACGTATTTCTAGGAGTTCTAACACTACTGGGCATGGTTGTAGTGATTGAGAGCATCAAGCCTCTGAAATGGCTTGTACGGAAGAGTAACAGAGTCATTGACCTGGTGATCTTAGGACTGACCATCTATGCTGGTCTGTCACTTGGACCCACAATAGCTGCATCACTTACAGTAGCAGGATTAGGATTTACATTGGTATATGTGCCATGGATAAGAAAAAAGAGCTGATCTGCAGGTCTTACAGTCAGCTCTAAAAATGGCCGGGTATCATAGTACTTATCATAATACAAAGTTAAATCATTTATTAATTGAAAACAAATTGTACCGAATATCATTGTTCATTATTTTGTTAATAACTATTTCGTCAACCTATTGCATAGGTGTATTACGTACATAGTATTATACATTTAGAGTAAATGAAAAAAAGGATACCGGTATAACTTGTCTTCGCAATACTTCAAACATGAGCAAGTTAAAAGACGTAACAGTCAAAGGAATCACGGACCTGTACAAGGTCAGAGAACAGCAACAAGCAGAGATCGCTGACAAAGTAAAACTCTCACGCAAACTATTCGGTGAACAAATACAAACCATGCGATACACGCATCCCGATTGGTCCGAATCACAGATCAAACGATACATAAGAAAACAAATAAAAATCAATAACGATAATAGATACATGGTAGACCATGTGCCACCGCTGAAAGCCACGTATCCACGTATGGACGGCACCTCGCAATGTGTTGGAACTCACCATACGTTGTATTGGTTGGATGGTATATTGTTTGGATGTTTGTGTGATATTGAGGATGGTTGGACGGATTTATTGTCTATAAGTCGTGAGGTATAGTGTGGCAATTGCTTCATATGAACTTTGAACACGAACTGAGGCAGCTTCGCACCTTATGTGTTAGGGATTTATTTTTTTTTTGGAGACTATTTACTGTATATAATTGTATCGGTATCCATTATTTCATTTACTCTAAATATAACTACGTATATAGAGAGAATGAAATTTTCGATACCGGTTTTTAAAATGGACATATTATGATTAGAGTAGAGTTAGAGTTTGTTGTAGGCGAGAAGGTTTATTATTTTGACAGGGGCAGGGTACAGGAAGGCGATGTTCATCGTATTGAGTTGAGGATCGTTGCTGACAATGGGTCTGTCACTTATATTATCAAGAACCGTTATCATATCAATAGCACGATTGAGTTGTTTGGTGGTTTAATTGGCGAGAGTCCTGGGCAGTTACTTGCGAAGGTTTTGACTTTTTATGATCTGAGTGAGTTTGTTGTTGAGTTCAATGCATTGGAGAGAGAGGGTAAGGATAGCAAGAGTTATTTAATGCTTGCATCGAGTAACAAATTAAAGAGGGATAAGTAATGGATTTAGGCAAGCTTTATCGAGACAGGAACAAGAATGTTCGTTTACGTCGCAATTCTTCTGGAGAGTATTTGGTTTTGGGTTGCAATTATCATACGACATGGCAGAAGCATAAGGCTATGCGGTTTGTCTTGCATGCTATTGATGGCAGAAGAGCTACGATGCGAACACGTAGTACACGTAGTAAATTTGAGACCAATATTGATGATTTAATTTTCATCAAGAGTGAGCATAACCGGGACAAGGCTATTCGTTATTGTCCTGATTTAAGAGCAGAGTTAATTAACATTCAATTAAAAGAAAAATGATAGATTTCACAGATGGCATCCCTTTGGATGCAACGGTACAGAAGTATTACGTATTCCTTGATGACTTGTATATAGAGTCGTCAGAGCCGAATTCATTACCTTTGGATGTTCAGATGCGTAATGCGGGAGTAAACACAATGAGCGCCACTGTATTAAAGCGTATGGGCGTACTTGATTACGTTCAATTAAAGAAATACAAGTGGAAGGGTGCAAAGCCTAACAAGCAGTTGGCAACGATACTGATTTGGAACCTTACGCGTTACAACAAGGAGATGATGATGTATGATCGTAAGAGTCAGCTTGTCATTGAGCCACGCACGTATAAGCAAAAGCCTGGTGTGGACAGGCATCCTGCCAAGCACATTAAGCATCCTGAGAATAGGGCTGTAGGCAAAACAAGGCCAGACATAATTAAACGGCCTGTAACAAAAGTTAAACCTAAAGAAAGTATGAATACACCAGAAATGAAAGAAAAGCCAACACAGAGCGTTAAACAAAGCGAGCAGAGCAATTTGATACCCAAGCCCGACAGGGATAAGATCAGAGTAGAGGTAATCAAAGAAATGATTGCGGAGATCAGCGAGAGGACTGAGGCTCTTGAGAAGGAATTGGATTCTATTGGGAAAAGGATCTCTTTGAATGCAGCATTGATCATCATGTTAAAAGGTAAGCTGTAATGGGAGGGTGCTTTGGAAATCATGCAGTAGACCGGTGGATGGAGAGTCAGCTCTTCAATTACCTGGAAGAGGATGCGGAGTATGAGCATTGGTGTGAAAAGATCGATGATTTGTACCCGGACGAGATGCTTGACAAGTACGCAGATGACATTTATGATGATCTTGGTGATAAGCTTTACAATTACTTGTATTTGAAAGACTATTCAGCTGAGGATGCATCAAGGATATTGATACGTTATTTTAACAACCAGGATGAAAAGCAAACTGAGTTACAATGATCCGGAGTTGGCTCCATGCTATAAGGTATGGACCGTAAAGCCTGTAAACTTCATCGGTGGCAAGTATGTGACTGATCATCATACGATCATCAAGAGGTATGTGATTAACTCCACGCAACGCAAGATGATGGATAAGCTTGTTGTGCTTCGGCGCTTTGAGGCGCGATTGCAATTGAAATACTGGGATTGCCATGTGCAGACCAGCCCCATCATGCGCACACCAGAAGTAAAAGAAAGGGATCGATTGCTTATTGACAGAACGTCATTGCGCCGGAAGGTCACATTGTATCGCAACAGGATTGAAAAGTATAGGGAGCATCAAAAGACATTGCTTATTCAAACCTATGACGAGAAGTATGACAAAGCTGTTGCCAAGCTCCAGGAAGCAATCAAAGATTTAAATCAAGTTGAACAAAAAATAAAACAGAGAAATGAATGTAATCAGGAATCTAATTGATGATGCAGTATTTTCATACTATTTAACATTTTGCCCTATTGAGTCTGAAATGCTCATTGGCATACTTGAAATGGCTATGTCTGATGTTAAAGCTGTTGGCGTGCTTCCCGCAAGTGAGGCTATGTCAAGAGCAATAGAGCGTTATTCTTTACCAAAGAAAATAGAGGATCGTTTATTCAAATGGTTTGAGAAAGTGCTTTACAACCCATGGACATTCAATGGGGAAGACATGGAAGATGTACAGAGCTTTCGTGTAAAGGATAAGCATGCTAAGATGTATTTCTTTTATGGATTTAAGAAACGTGTAGAAAACAGATTGTAATGAAACAAAAAACATTAGCCGAAGCGTGGCATTTTATATACGACAAATACACTCAAGCTGGAGATTCAGAAATAGTGACGGAGTTTGATTATTTAGTCAAACACGACCAAACCAACCTAACCCTTGGAGACTTCATTCCTTGTAAGGATGGGAAGCCCTTGATAAATAATTACAAAGGAGCATTTGAAGAAATAGCAGACGAAGAGTTTTCTAAAGAATACCAACAAGCCCTTGACCGTAAAATATACAAAGGGTTTGAGGTTATTGGTTATGATAATTACGAAGGTGTTGAATGTCCACAAGTATCAAATGGGCTGATTACTATTACCTTTTACCCACACGGGATATTTAAAAGTGATGACACTGAAATAAAAGTTAGAGGTGATTTAGCAGGAATTGCTGATTTAACCGATGAAACTGCAAAAAAGCTATACCAATGATTAAGTGGAAACCCGTAATTGGATATGAGGATTATTATGAGATAAGCAATGACGGTCAAGTTAAATCATTGTTGAATAACATAATACTGAAAGGATCGAAGTCTCGTTATCACAGGGTTCAACTCTGTAAGGACGGAGTTAGGAAAGCGTTTAATACCCACAGATTGGTTGCTATTCACTTCATTGACAATCCAGAAAATAAGCCTCATGTTAACCATAAGAACGGAGATAAACTGGATAACAGAGTTGATAATATTGAGTGGTGTACACAGGCTGAAAATATTAAACACGCTTTTGATACAGGATTGAGGGGGCCTACATTCCCTAAAGGGACTATACCTCCACAATTTAAAGGGGATAAATACTATTTTAAAAATGGTAATATTCCTTGGAATAAAGGCAAAAGACAGAAGCCACCTACACACGGGACTCTTTACGAATACAATAAGGGTTGTCGATGTGATGAATGTAAGAAAGCTAATACTGATTATTGTAGAAATAAGAGACATGAGTGGATTCGAGCTTACTGATAACTATGCTAAAAAATTGTACGGATGAAAGTAAAAGTAGTTCAGAATTTCAAAGAGTTACAAGAAACTTGGAAAATTAATTACCCTAAGTTAAATGAGATTTTAAAAGTCAAATCAGTTAAAAATTATGATGGGGTAGCTAATCTACCTACTTTAATGCTAAAGTTTGAAAGGTATGATTATCTTCCTTGGATGTGTCTTTGTGATTATAAGGGAGACAATAATTTTGAGATTCTTATAAACATATCTGAAAGTATAGAACAAGAATTAAACCAACTAAACAATAAGGGATGAAAATAACAATAGACAATGAGCAAATGCAATTTAAACCAGAAAACGGAAAAGACATATTTAATCTTGGAGTGCTATCTAAAAAAGTAAAAGAAGGATATGAGCTGTCATTTAATAAGAGTGAAATTGCGTACATAAAATTCTTTACAAGTGATATTGTGAATATTTTAACCAACTAAATAATAAGTGATGGAAGAATTGATAAAATTTTATGAAAAATGGATTCAATCAACTGAATATGAACAAGAGGACAAATATGACAAGTACAATCTTCTCCAATTCAACGGTGATGATATGATTAATTTTGCTCATGAGTTTGCGAACCAACTAAACAATAAGTGATGACAGAACAAGAATTACACGACTACAATAAATGGTTAATGGAAGTTTGGAATCCAAATCAACTTTACATCCCATTTGAGATTGATGCACCTAAAGCATATTTAAAATACAAGAGAGAGAAGCACAAACTAAACAATAAGTGATGGACAAAAGACTTATAATTATATCATCCCCTTCCTATTGGGAAGAAGCTATCAAGGGATGGGAGCATAACAATTCCTCTACCGAAAAGAGAGTGATAGACATTTGCAATGCAGTAATAGAAGCGTATAATATTGGCTATACAAAGGGAAATAAACAGCAAAAATTAATTCAAGACCAACTAAACAAGTAAGTGATGGATTTACCAACAGTAGAAGTACAAGTCGTTATTCAATCTGCAGAAGCAGTAATTGATGGGGTATCTACCCATACATTACCCGCAGATATGGACATCAAAGAATTTATTAATTGGCTCAAGCATGAATATCGAGGCCATAAAATCAAAGTAGACGTAAAAAGTGTGCCTAAAATGGAAGCAGGAACGTCATTGGATCAGGAAACAGGAGAGATCCACAAACTTAAAAGAAACTGGATCACCAGGAAACTTGATAGTCGCATCATGGCTATTGCAGGTCAAAAGATGAGCGAGGATAGGCTATCCCCTCTTCGCGGGTGTGAAACCACATACATTGCTTTAAACG